TAACCAATCGGTAATGAGTGTTACAGGACAAAATCCTGTGGATAAGAGTAGAACCAATAATGACTCGAAAGACACTTACAAAAACTGTAATCTCAGGTTTTTATTTTTAGGTTAAATCTTATAAGAAAAAAATTAATAGGGACGATGTGAATCGATCCCTTTTTTTTTGTTTTTTTTTATATACTGATGTATTTATATTTAAAGATAAATAAATAATTTTACATTATGAAAAGAATAATTAGACTAACAGAATCAGATCTTGCAAGAATAGTAAGAAGAGTAATTAGTGAAGGATTTGCTCAAAATACTGTTTTAGAGTTTGATTCGGTAACTGGATATAAAAGTGCATTGTTCCCGCAATTACAATATAAAAAAAATGGGACGGCATGGGACGTAAATTTTGCGGGTAGTAAAACTTTAGGAAATTTAATGAATATGAGAGATGGAAGTTTCCAAGTAGTTAACACAGAGGCAGACCCAACAAGTTTAGATCAAAGGGTAGCATTTGGTGTTTTCCTTAATACAACCCCTAAAACAAGAGCTGAGGTAGAAACTGCGGTTAAGGCCGTGGTCCAAGGAGGATATAAAGACCCGTTCACAATCAAGGCCGGTGGTAAAACTAAAAACGCAAAAGGTGTATTAGTTCCTTGGGGTCGACCTGGGTTTACGGCTGGAAGCGAAATGACTGATGCAATTTGTAAATTGTATAACGTTACCGCATAATAAAGAGATTTTTATGGAGATAAAAAAAACGTAAGTCTACAATAGACTTACGTTTTTTGATATGTACCCAATCGCGTAATTACCCTCAATATGGTAAGTGATCAATCTAAATGGTTGATTATTTTTATAAACTACAACCATTCGTGATTTACTATTAGAGTCAGAAATACTTAAAAAAATATTTTTATTATTTAAAATATTTTTAGATGTAATTTGATAATTTTTTAACGTATCTCCTTCATCAACACTTGATATTACATTATTTTCTTTAAAGTTGATATTAAAAACCATAAAATAATCTGACTCATAACTTTCCATATATGACCATCTATTCATTGTTGAGTCTGTACTCATAAAATACATTAACTCATCTATAGTCATAGTAAAATCATAAAAGTCTGTGGCAAAAATATTTACATTTTTTTGGGAAAATGACAAAAAACTTGACAATGTCATGATTAAAGAAAAAAATAATGTTTTCATTTTTATTAAAGGTTTAAATTAATGATTTTTTTATAAAGATAGTTATTTTTTTTTTATCCCCACCATAAAGATGGGGATTTTAATTGGTGGAGGTGCGGAGGCTCGAACTCCGGTCCATAATATCCTGTCAAACAAGGACTACACGTTTAGGTTAACATTTTCTAACGTTCCAAAATATTCGATTTTTAACTTGATCGAAAACAAGGTTAGTTTGTTCTTCATTATCGTAAACTAACAACCAATAAACGACTCGATTTCAGGTTCAGTCGTATTCCACCTTAAAGGACTTCTGTTGCTAGGTTATGTGTCCACCGACCCCCGTTTCCGTTAACTAATTAAGCTACAGTAACTTCAGAACCTCTTAGTAAACCAAGAGTTTCCATTTTCGATAAAACGTCGCCGATTGTTTTTGTGAATCAGTTTTTAAAGAGATTAATTCAGTCTCTACGTGCCCTTTATTCTCAGCCAATACCTGTCAAATCCAAAAACACCCCCATATGTCAAATAACTTTTGTTTATATAAATACAAATATAATGGGTAAATTACAATAATCAAAATATTTTGATATTTATTTTATATGTCAGAAATTGGGGAAACATACGAATATTTAAAAAAATTATCAAAAAAGGATTTAACGGATGTTAGATTTAGTAAATACCAGTATCCTGATATAATCGATGATATTAAATACAATTATGATTCCCCGTCATCAAGTGTTATTTATTTTGAATTTGAAAATACTGAAGAATATTTTAAAATTTTAGGTATTGAGGATGAGGAAGATATCTATGTGTGGAATAAATTTATGGATAATTATTATTACGATTATGATTATGATTATTACAGATATGAAGAAGATTGGAAAGAGGGGTACATATTAAAAGAATTTAGTCCAGAAAATCTTAACTTGGTTAAACAAATTCTAAGATTAGTTAACCCATCAATGGTTTTACGAGATGACGATACGGATACCAATATGGGTATTATTGCGACTTATTTAGACAAAAGGTTTGGTGATATTGAATATATTGTTAGTGAATATGGTTCTTTGAACCAAGACTGTACTAGAAGGGCGGTTAGTAATGTTTTAAAAAATGAAACTAAAAATCCATTTAAAAAACTTGGGATTAGTGAGACTTATGGGAATTACAGATTTAAAACCACTTTAGGTGTATTAATACATTGGTACGAGACTTTAGAGGCCAAAAATTTTGATATACCAGAATTATTAAAGTTAATGTTAACAAAATACGATAGAGAATCTAGAGGTAACTGGTATGAATTGGAATATAATGTTTGGTGTGATGATTTTGATTGGGACTCTTTTCACAAAGAAACTACCCGTCATTTAAATGATATCTTAGAAAAGGTAGAGGAAGATTTATCTGAAGATGTGAATTTTGAAAGGTACAACGAATTGCTTAATATTGTGGAAAAATTAGGAGGTTTTAGAAGATGGATTAATATCCCCTCAAAAAAAATTGAAGTGTACTTTTCAAATTTAGATACAAAAACAGGAAAACTTAGTTTTACCTCTAGAAAACCAAACCATCCTTCAGAAGATAGATCTGTGGATAATGTTGAGGATTTAAATTTATCACTTTACCATCCTGAATTATTTGAACAACTTAAAAAAATAAAAGGTATTATTTTGTAAACACCATTTATTTTTCGTAAGTTTGTAAAATGGAAAGAAATTACGAATTACTAAAAGAGGTGTTATCGGTACCCTCAAAAACATATCAAGAAGATTTATTGATACAATTTATCTGTGATTGGTTAGATAAAAATAACATCACATATTATGTTGATGACTTATACAACATATATGCAACAAAACAAACTGATCAGGATATTGAATACTTTCCTTGTGTGGTCGCACATACTGATACTGTACATAATATTGACACAATAAATGTTAAAGAAGAGATGTTACCTGATGCTCAAGGTAATGTTAAACTATCTTTAAAGGCGTATAATAATAACGGAGACCCAACAGGAATTGGCGGTGATGATAAATGTGGGGTTTATGGGTGTTTAGAACTACTAAAAGAATTACCTAACTTAAAAGCTGCTTTCTTTGTTTCTGAGGAAACAGGATGTAAGGGATCATTTAATGCGGATCCTAATTTTTTCACTAATGTTGGTTACGTTATACAATTTGATGCCCCCGAAAATAATATGATTTCAGAATTTTTAATGAACAAACCAATGTTTAATAGAGACAGTGAATTCTTTAATGTTGGGGGTAGACTAATAACAGAACATTTTCCTGGGGATACAGAATACCATAGACACCCATACACGGATATATACCCATTAAATAAGAACTTTGGATTGTCCTGTTTCAATATCTCTATTGGGTACTACAATTACCACACAAGAAACGAATACGTGGTTGTTGACGACACATACAATGGTATTAAGGTGGGTAAATTAATGATAGAGGAGTTAGGTAATAATAAACATTAATAAAAAAATTTATTCATATCCTTTAATTTCTTTAAAATTCATATATTTATTTGTAAATAACAAATGACAAAAATTAAAACACAAAGATTATGAAGTTTTTAATCTCAGACCAAGAAAGATCAAGAATTTTGGAAATGCATCAAAACGCTACATCAAAACAATATTTAACTGAACAAACAATTGCTAATACTCAAGCCGCATCATTTGTTAATGAATTTAACAGAGTTATGACGGCATATAAATTACCTGGATATGTTGCAAAATTTGTCAAAGGTGCCGACGATTACCACGGTAATATTGTCATTTATAAAGATGGTAAAGAACTTGTCAAATCACCACAAGATTTTGGAATTGCGGTGACTGCGAATTTATCACCAGGAGTTCAACAAACTAAAGATCCATTAGATAATTATGGAACACAATTAGTCGATGGTAAAGTCACACAATTTGGACAAAGTTTAGAGAAAGTTTTGGGAACTGCTGACGCAGCGGCAAAAAATCAACTATCAACAGCTGTAAGGAGTGCGGTTGATGCGGTTAAAAAACAATTATCACCAACTCAAAAATAAAAAAAAATAAATATTATGAAAAAAATTATCAAACTAACTGAAAGTGACTTAACCAGAATAGTTAAAAGAGTTATAAATGAAAGAAATTTGTTGATGGAAAAACATAGTTCCGAGTCTATTAATGTTAATATACCGTGGACGATAAATAAAGAAGGGAAAGAAATTGTCGCTAAATCACAATTTAATGTTGGGGAATACTATCCATCATTCTCTTATTTAGAAGGAGACCCTGATATAGTAAAACAACTTGATAAAGATACAAAAACAAACCCATACACAATTAAAAGTGTTAGTCTTCCTGATGTAACCGCAACACCAGTCGGACCACAAAAATTTGTTAAAGGTAGTGACGGAAATTATTATTTAACGGGTAAATTACAATTACCACAAGACATTAAAGTAACATGGGGTGTTGTTCCTAATACTACGATTGTATTTAGTGACGGACAATCAGTCAGTGGAGGTGTTGTTTATAAAAAAGGAAAACAATATACACCACCAACTCAAAAATAAAAAACAATTAAAAACTAAAATCCCCACCTGAAAAGATGGGGATTTTTTTATGATGGTTTTTCTATATTAAACTTTGTAATATTTTTTACTGTGGTTGAGTTATCTGTAAACCAAAACCAAATAACATTTTCACTCCCATAATTGGTATTAACAATCAAACCATAATCAAAACTTTTTTCCAATATATTAATCTTAAGTGACCCATTACCAAGATTTACAAATTTAATTGGTAATGAACTAATTTCAACATCATCAATAAAATATGTGGAGGTTTCATTACCAAGGTCTATAATATATTTGGTGTAATTACTATTAACATCATATATTAAATCCGGTTTCATTAACACAGAATCCACCGATGTTCTATGAAATGAAATCATTTCTTGTTTTTCAAATACGTGAATTATTAATTTTTGACTAAATGATAAAAAATTAAAGAAAAAAAATAGGGTTAAAAAAATTGTTTTCATATTCTGTTATTAAAACAAATTTATAAAAAAAAACTTATTTAAAAAAATTATTCTTCCTTTTTCTTTCTACCTTTTTTCTTTGGTTCTGGTTTTGACCTATCCTCAATTTCTATTGTTTGATCATCACCTTCTCCTTTAACAAATAACATATATTCGCCCCCTTCTATAACCTCATTGTTTAATATCTTTTCTGAAATTAAATCTTCGATTTTATCTTGGATTGCTCTTTTAATTGGTCTTGCTCCGTATTGATCATCAAAACCAACTTTTGATATAAAATCAGTTACAGAACTTTCATAAGAAACGTTATATTTCATAGATGTTAATCTGTCAATTAGTTTATCAATTTCAAGTTTTACAATTTTATCAATATGTTCTTTTACTAAAGAATTAAATATTACAACATCATCAATTCTATTTAAAAATTCAGGTGCAAAAAATTTGCGTAATTCTTTTTTCAATACGTCTCTTTTATACTCCTCTTGGACAACTTCACTATTATTATTTGTTTTAAATCCAACACCATTCCCAAAGTCCTGTAATTTTCTAACACCAATATTTGATGTCATAATAATTAAACAGTTTTTAAAGTTGATCTTTCTACCTAACCCATCAGTTAAATGACCATCATCTAACATCTGTAGTAAAGTTGCGAATATGTCTTTATTCGCCTTCTCAATCTCATCAAAAAGTATAACAGAATATGGTTTATTTTTAACTTGTTCTGTTAATTGACCCCCTTCTTCATGTCCCACATATCCTGGAGGGGATCCAATAAGTCTTGAGATGGTATGTTTCTCTTGGTACTCAGACATGTCAACTCTTATTAAACTATCTTCACTACCAAATATTTCTTTTGCTAATTTTTTTGCTAAAAACGTCTTACCAACACCTGTTGATCCTAAAAATATAAACGAACCGATTGGTCTATTAGGGTCTTTAATCCCAACTCTATTTCTTCTTATAGATTTTGATATTTTTCCAACCGCCTCTTCTTGACCAATAACGTATTTATTTAAAGTTAATTCAAGATTAACTAACGAATTTTTCTCATCTACATTTATTTTACTAACAGGAATTTTAGTCATGTTTGAAACTACCTCATAAATGATTTCATCAGGAATACCTCGTTTACTATTTTTAAGATGATCCTCAAATTTCTTTTTCTCCTCTTCTAATTTAATTAAAACGTTTCTTTCTCTATCTCTTAATTCGGCCGCTTGTTCGTAGTTTTGTTTTTTAATAACGGTCGCCTTCTCTTTCTTTATTTCTTGGGCCTCAACTTTTAATAACTCAATTTCTTCAGGTAATTTTATGTCTATTTGCATTCTTGACCCAACCTCATCTAAAATATCAAAAGCCTTATCAGGAAACTCTCTATCCGTAATATATCTATCGGCCAACTCAACACATAACCGAAGTGATTCATCGGTATAATTAACCTTATGATGTTCTTCATATTTACCCTTACTTTGTTGTAGTATTTGAAACGTTTCTTCTTTGGTTGATGGATCTACAATAATCTTTTGGAATCTTCTTTCTAATGCACCATCTTTCTCAAAATGTCTTCTATATTCATCAAGGGTTGTTGCTCCAATACACTGAATTTCACCTCTTGATAACGCAGGTTTAAATATGTTTGATGCGTCTAAAGAACCTGAACTATTACCCGCACCAACCATAGTATGAATTTCATCTATAAATAAAATAATATTAGGGGTGTTCTGAAGTTCTTCAATAATCACCTTCATTCTTTCTTCAAATTGACCTCTATACTTTGTACCAGCAACAATTGAGTTAATGTCTAAAGACACAATTCTTTTATCTACCAAATTTTTTGGGCACTCTCCACCATAAATCATCATTGCAAGACCCTCTACGATTGCGGTTTTACCCGCACCTGGTTCACCAATAATAATAGGGTTATTTTTCTTTCTTCTTGATAAAACTTGTGCAATCCTAAAGATTTCTTTTTCTCTACCAATTACCGGGTCTAATTTACCTTGTTCGGCAAGTTTTATTAGATCTTTACTAAAATTGTCTAATACGGGTGTACCACCATCACCCTTTTTTTTATTTTTATCATTACTATCGTCTACAAAATCTAACATAATTAAAAGTTTTATCTAAATCTAAATATATTCATATTGTTAGTCAATACTTGTCTTTTTGTCAGGTCCGCATATAATTATATGACAAAATGTCATGTTTTAATAAATGGCATATTTTTTATAAATTTTTATTACAAAATAAACCTAAAAAATAAAATAAAATGTTTAATTGGAGTGATTTCGATAAAATTTTTAATGAGATGTTTTCTAACAGAACCGGATTTAATTTTGGTGATAACAATTGGGATAAGAGAACTTACAAGTCTCCCGACGGTTCTTTTTCCATGACTTATATTACTAAAAAAAATAATAGTAATCCTAATTTAGACGAGGTTGATATTTTAAAACATAAATTAGAAATTGCGGTTGAGGAACAAAATTTTGAGTTGGCGGTAGAACTTAGAGATAAAATAAAAAATTTAGAGAAAAATTTGGAGAAAATTTCCGAGTTGCAATCTAAATTAGAAGAGTGTATTAAAAATCAAGATTTTGAGAAGGCTATTGATTATAGGGATCAAATAAAATCTTTAAAATAAAAAAGTCCACCTAAAGGTGGATTTTTTTATTTGTGTTATTTATTTTAATAATAAAAAATTATGGCAATTACAAGAGAAGAATTTAAAGGAACAAAGATTATTAACGAAATACAATCGTCAAACATAGTTAAAACAGAATATGACACTGAAACAAAAAAAATGATAACGGAATTTAAAAACGGTATTAGATATGAATATGAGGATGTACCTCATCAAAAATATACCGAATTTAGAACCGCACAATCTCAAGGTACATATTTTAATAAAAACATTTCAAAAATTTACAAATATAAAAAATTAAGTTAAACAAAAAACTTAATATTTATATTTGATGGACAATGAATTAATAAAAAGTTTTGAACCAAAAAAAGAATTAAACCCAAAAATTTGGGACGACTCTGGAAAAATAACAAAAATAAACCCAGATGTTAGGGACAGTCTTCTTAAGACTGCAAATTTATTTATAGATTCTCTTGGGGTAGATATTTTAATAACCGATATTATTATGATTGGATCATTAGTCAATTACAATTGGTCCAAATATTCTGATATTGATTTACACATTGTCTTAAATTATGGTCAATTCCCATCTGACTCTAAGGATTTATATGTTGAATTCTTTGATCTAAAAAAAATAGTTTTTAATCAAAAACATAATATAAAATTATTTGGTTACGACGTTGAGTGTTTTGTACAAGACGAGAATGAGGTCGCATTTAGTTCTGGAGTATATTCTGTTCTTTATAATATGTGGGTTAATGAACCAAAAAAAGATGAAATGAAAGAAATTGATACAGAACTAATTAAAGAAAAGGCAAAACAATGGATGAATATTATTGATGGTGTTGTTGACAACATCGGAGATGAAAGTCCTGATGAGATAAAATCTATTGTAAAAAAATATAAAGAAAAACTTAAGAAGTTTAGAAGTTGTGGACTTGAAAAAGGTGGGGAAATGTCTATAGAAAATCTAGTATTTAAACTATTAAGAAGAAACGGTTATATTGGTAAATTATATGATATACCAACAAAATTAATCGACAAAAAATTATCAATGAATCAATAAATAGATTAAAAATAAAACAATATCGATTATTGATATATTTATTTAATAAAAATAATTTAATCAAAAAAATATACTATGGGAGGACTAAAACCTATTGGGAGTGAGAAATTAGTTGGTATGGATAAAATCCGTAGAATTATGGAAATTGCTAACTATAACCACGAATTATCTAATAAAGATATTGAATTAAAATCTACAGAGTATAGACTTGGTTTATCAGATGGAAATTCATATGACATTGTAAAAGAAAGACAAGGATATATAATTAAAAGAAATATTACTGAATCTTACTCTGATTATATCGAACCTATGAAAAATAGGAGATATTACAGATCTTACTCTGAAGCATTAAAAAAATTAAATTTAATGGCTAAAGATTTTAACTCATTATATAATAACGATGAGGGCACAAATCTTTTTACCGAACAAAAAAAGTTTAAACTTAAAGTTCCAACACCAAAGTCAGATGTTGCCCCTGAACAGGCACCAACATTACCTGAACCATCTCCGGCTCCCGCACCTGCGGCAGAACCATCTCCGGCTCCCGCAACAGGAGCAGAAGAAGATCCAATGGCAGGACTTATGGGAGGTACCGAAACAACAGGACCAGAAGAAGACCCAATGGCAGACCTTGGTGGGGAAGAAGACCCAATGGCAGACCTTGGTGGGGATGATGAATCTACCGACGATGAAGAGGAAAATACAGACAAAGAAAATGGAGTATCATTTAAGTTGATTCAAAAATTAACAGGAAAACTATCCCAAAAAATTAGAAAATATCTTAACAGTGAAGAAATGGATTCTGACGATGTTAAGTATATTTTAAATTCTGTGTTATCTTCATTAGATTTATCTGTGTTGGATGACGAAGACGTTGAGGAAATTATAGATCGTTTGGAAGGTGATGAAGAAGATAAAGAAGAGGGCGACGAAGAGGGTAATGAAGAAGGTGATGAAAATTTAACCTCGGATGAAGACCCTGATGTTGATTCTCCTGAACCACCGTCAGATGAAGGTGAGGTTACAGAATACGGATATAGAAACAGAAATAGAATGACAGTAGGTCCTTTAGGGACAAGAACAGATAATATGTTCTCAGAATCTAAAGTTGATAAAATCATTGGAAGATATTTTTCAATTAATGAAGATGAAAAAAAGGTTAATAATAGAAAAAAAATTATTAATAAGGGACTTTTAAAAGAAAATATGGTTGTAAACGAAATGGAGATCAAAAGACTTTCAAAATCAATTCAACAAGAAAGATCGGCATTAAAATTCTTAGAAAAAAATCCAAACGCGGTTTTAATAGGATCGACAAATAAAAGTAATTTACTATTTAAAGTCGGTATTAATGAACACAAAATATCAACAGACGGAAGAAGAGTACTATGAATTATTTAATTTACATAAATGGTATGGGACCCAATTATAAGGGAGACAACATTTATGAATTTATTTTTTCAGAAACTTTAGATGTTTGGGGTGAGAATTGGGAATCAAAACCATCTAATGGTTACCCATCACCACCTGACTTTGAATATATAAAAAAGGTTGGATCATTAATTAATGGGGAAATCTTATTAGAATTGGTTCAAAACTCAGACGTATTTTCAATGATGGATTCAATGGATGGGGTACTGTCCATAGGTTGGGAAAAAGAAACAAATGAAATTGATTTCTCAATCACAAAAAGATTAGTTTTTAAGTTTGGGGAAACTGAACAAGACGTAAAAGATAAACTATATGAACGAGATATCGTTCTTGAATTTGATAAAAAAGCAGTATATGAATCCTAAAAATCATATTTTAACTTTGTTAGAACACGGATTGTCATTTAACACTATTAGTAATTTAAATGACTTACAAATTAAGGTATTATCCGAAAAATTTACAAAAAAAGGAGAAACAAAAGAACAAACGGCACCTCAAAATACGACTGTAGTTTCAAAACCACAACAACCATCATATTTGGTTAAGGATAATTCTAAAACAGTAGTTAATGGGGTTGAAGTTGACACAACTGGAGGAAAAACTGTGTTAACTCCACTAAAAGAAATTGGAGAAGAAACGGAAGTAAAAGAAAAGTTTGAATCAAAATCCCAACAAGGATTATTTTGGGCTAAATGTAAAAATAGTACAGGAAAAACAAAAGAAAAATGGTGTAAGATGGCTAAAGAATTTTCTGATAGTACATCTAAAAAAGATTATAAAAAAATGCCAGAAAAAAAACATCCCGAAAAAACGGTTAAAAAAACTAATGAAAATTTAGAAAGATTTTTAGAAGATAGAATTGTTAACATGTTGGATGAATATGTGAACCCAACGTTTACAAAAGGTCAAATGATTAATACAATATCTGAAAAAACAGAAAAATTTAATTCTATGTTTTTGAAAACCCCAAAAAAAATGTCTATGTTTTCAAACGAATCTGGAATTGAAATGAAAAGTATGAAAAGGCCTATTGGTAGAATCTCTTCTTTAGGGGAAGACACAAAAGAAAAAGAAAGAACTAAGGAAAAAGAAAGAACTAAGGAAAAAGAAAGAAGAAAGGGTAACCCTTTTAAAGACCCTAATCCTGACGTAGAAGAAAAACCTAAAGCAAATACAAAAGAAAAAGAAAGAACTAAGGAAAAAGAAAGAACTAAGGAAAAAGAAAGAAGAAGGGATAATCCTTTTAAAGATCCTAATCCTGATGTTAAGGAAAATCCAAAAGCAAAAATGGAAAAACAACAAAGTGGTTTCATTGATGCAATAATGAACATATTAAATTTTAACTAATGGGACATAAATATATTGAGAGTTTAGTGAGGAAAATCATAAACGAGGCTCCTGTTGATTATGGGGATTATCCAGAAAGAATGGACCCTAGAGTACAACAAAAGATTGAGGATCCCGAAAGTATCTATGCAAAAAATAGAGGGTTTCAAGGAGGAGTATCTGATGTTGAGAGGTTATCAGGAGACAGATTCAAAGAGATTGTTGATTACGTAAAAAGATATTATACCACTGAAAGAAATATAACAGATCCTTCGGTAATGGCCGCGATTCAAATGGAACAAATGTTGGCGGTTAGAGAAGTAATGTCCAAAGAGCCAAGACATAGAGAAAAACTTAGGGACCTTGCGGTTGAAATTAAGGCAAAAGAGAGTGGGTGGATGCCTAATAACCTTACAATGGAAAAAGCATTAAGAGAAGGTCTTGTGAAAAAAAGAAAATCTAAGGATGGGGGAACCATCTATGAATTTGAATTGATGAATCTTTTAACTTTCCTTGGGGAACAATCGATAGACCCAAAAATATTTCAAATGAAACCTAAAAAAAATGAAAAACTACCAATACCCGCAAACTTTTCATTTGACATTGATGAATTAACTCCAGAAGAAGAAAAACAATTGGAGATTGAAAAACGACACGTTATAAATGCATATGTGATGGGTAAGGCAAAAAGAGGTCAATACGCTTATCAGGCATATAAAGATAGATTAGATGCTATAGACCCATCTTTATACGAATTGTATAATAAAATTATGGGAGCAAATGATTTAATGTATTTTACCAACCAACAACTAATTGAAATGTTAGGGGGGAATGCGGCAGGATCAGCAGGTAAAGCCAAACCAGAACAAAGCGATGAAGATGAGGATGATGACCAAAGTGGAGAAGAAATGGATAAAGATACTTGGTTTGCAAATGGATTAATCTTCCCAATTTTATTACATGAGGTTGATAAGGCTTTTAGTATGGTTACCACAAGACAACAGTGGAAAGGAATGGATCCTGAAATGGCACAACAAGTTATTAGTCAAACTGACACAATGGAACATGAACCAATGAACTTCAGAATTGGTGCTGAATTAGCAAGAAAAATTAGAACAATGTTACCTGAAGAATTAGTTTTAGATCCTGATGGTCGTATTTATATGCCGTTCTTTGAAAAGAACCTTTATGAGGTACCGGCGGAAAGATTCCTAAAACAAATAATTGCAAATGTTGTTTCAAATAGAAAAGAAGATAACGCAAAAGCGGTTAAAGAATTTAAGGACATTTTTGAAAAGGCTAAAAAGGAATATCAGAGATTTAAAGGTGAAGATGATGAGGATGATGAATATAATTATGATAATGATGATGATTTAGCCTACTAAAAATTAAAAATAGTAAACCCACCCAAAAGGTGGGTTTTTTATTAAATAAACTATTTAAAGTATTTATAATAAAAAAACTTTATGAGTTTAACAAAAGAACAAGTGATGTTAGAATATGTTAGGTGTATGAAAGATACGGAATACGCCTTAAAAACATATCTACAAACATACGATAATACAGTATCTAAATACGTACCATTACAACTATTTCCTGATCAAGTTTCTTTATTGAAAGATTACGAGGACTACGAAGAGAACATTGCATTAAAATATAGACAGGCAGGAGTTTCTACCGTTACTGCAGCTTGGGTATCAAAAAGGTTAGTTTTTGCAAAAAAGACCCAACCTGAAAAAATTCTAATAATTGCCAACAAACTTGATACCTCAATGGAAATGGCTAATAAAATAAGAGCGTTTGTTGATCAATGGCCTTCGTGGGTTGGTGCTGGATTTTCCATAGATAAAAACTCACAAAAACATTATAAATTAAATAATGGTAGTGAAGTAAAGGCGGTAGCAACATCAAAAGATGCGTTACGTGGATTTACCCCAACCATTCTTGTGTTTGATGAGGCGGCATTTATCGAGGCCGATAGTGATTTTTGGCCGGCTTGTATGGCCTCGTTATCTACTGGAGGTAAAGTAATTGTAGTATCAACACCAAATGGTTATGACCCAATATATTACGAAATATATGATCAAACATTAAAAGGTTTTAATAACTTTAAAATTTCTGAAATGTTTTGGTGGAGAGATCCAAGATACGCCAAAGATTTGTTTTTAGTTCCTACAGATGATCTTGTGCATTATCTTTTAAATAAAGATGAACAGGATGAGTCTAAACATGTCTCCTTTGCACATATTGACCCGTATGTTAGGGATCATACGGAAATATCTAAATACTTTAAAGAGGGATACAAACCGTGTTCAAATTGGTACGAAAAAATGGTTAAAAAATTAAAGTACGATAAGAGGAAGATCAATCAAGAGTTAAATTGTGAGTTCTTAGGTTCAGGGGATAATGTATTTGATAATAAACAATTAGAGGAAATAAAAAATAACACCCTTTTAGAACCTGAAGGTAAATTAATGGGTAACTCATTATGGATGTGGAAAGAACCAATATTGGGTAATAAATACATAATGGGGGTTGACGTATCAAGAGGGGATAGTGAGGATTTTAGTTCAATACAAATTATTGATTTTGATGCGAGAGAACAAGTTTTTGAATACGTTGGTAAAATTCCACCTGATTCTCTTGCTGAGATCGCATATAAATGGGGGATTATGTATAATGCGTTTATTGTTGTTGATATTACCGGAGGTATGGGAATAACAACAGTTAGAAAATTACAAGAATTAGGGTACAAAAGTTTATACGTTGAGGGTATTGATACCACAAGTATATGGTCTAATGCAAGTAAGGCGGTGGATAAAATCCCCGGAATTAACTTTAATAATAAAAGAGTACAAATAATTGCGTCATTTGAGGAGGCAGTTAGACACAAATTTAAAATAAAAAGTGTTAGATTATATAATGAAATGAACACTTTTATATATGTAAATGGTAGACCAGATCACCAAAGAGGACAACATGATGACCTTATCATGGGGATATCAATGGCAATTTATGTTGGGGAGTCTTCCTTTACAAAATTAGAAAAGGTTGCCCAACAAGCTAAGGTTATGTTGGAGTCTTGGACCGTAGCGTCAAATGATTCTGTTGCAAAAGAGGCTCACTTTAATCCATTGTTACCTAACATGAATGTTAAAAGAGATAATTTTGGTAGGGAAATTAATGCCGCAACAAAAGATGATTACATTAAATACGGGTGGTTATTTGGTGGTAGGTAATATTTATAATTATGGGTAGTGTTCAGAGAAAAAAAAGTGGTAAAATATTTGCGGGTTCAGACTTAATTATAACAGGTCAAGGCATCTATAGTGTTAAAGTTATTAAACCAACTTTTAACAAGAAAAGTCAGTATAATATGATTGAAGAAATAACCACAACAACCACCACAACAAAATAATGGAATATATTTATAATATAAGACAATAAACTTTATAAAAAAAAATTATAAGTTAAATTTTAATTATGGAACAAAACGAAAAAAATTTAACGATTTGGCAAAGATTATCCAAAACGTTCGGACCTAATTCATTATTAGGGATGGATGATCCTACCTATAGGTTTGATAAAAAAGAAATATTAAAGACTACCGATAAGTCTAAATTTGAAAAAGAGAAATTAGAAATCCAACAAACTTTATTTTTAAGTGATAATTGGAAAAAGATTGAAAATAACTTATACAGTCAAGCGGTATATTACGAACCAAACAGAATGTCCGCATTCTACGATTATGAATCTATGGAATATACACCAGAAATCTCAACGGCCTTGGATATATATGCTGAGGAGTCAACAACATCAAACCATGATGGGTTTATATTACAAGTTTATTCTGAATCACAAAGAATTAAAAGTATCTTAGTAGATTTATTTAATAATAATTTAGATATTAATACAAACTTACAAATGTGGGTAAGAAACATGTGTAAGTATGGTGATAACTTTGTTTACTTAAAACTTGACCCTGAAAAAGGTATTGTAAGTTGTATGCAATTACCTAATATTGAAATCGAAAGATTAGAAAGAGGTATGGAATCCAGGACTATAAACACCACCCCATCAACAAAAAACGAGAAAAACTTAAGGTTTACTTGGAAAAATAAGGATATGGAGTTTAACACTTGGGAAATGGCCCATTTTAGATTGCTAGGTGATGATAGAAAATTACCATATGGTACATCGATGTTAGAAAAGGCTCGTAGAATATGGAAACAACTTGTATTGGCGGAAGATGCTATGTTAATTTATAGAACATCAAGAGCTCCCGAAAGAAGAGTATTTAAAGTCTTTGTTGGTAATATGGACGATAAAGATGTTGAGGCTTACGTACAAAGAGTGGCAAATAAATTTAAACGAGATCAAATTGTTGATTCTAAAACAGGTAATGTTGATTTACGTTTCAACCAAATGGCGGTAGATCAAGATTACTTTATTCCTGTTAGAGACGCAACACAGACAATGCCTATTGAGACATTGGCAGGGGCAGCAAATCTTTCTGAGATTGCCGATATTGAATACATCCAAAAGAAATTATTAACCGCATTAAGAATACCAAAAGCGTATATAGGTTTTGAAGAAGCGGTGGGTGATGGTAAAAATTTATCTTTATTAGATATTAGATTTGCAAGAACTATTCATAAAATACAAAAAAGTATAATTTCGGAATTAAATAAAATTGCAATTATACATTTATTTTTACTTGGGTTTGAGGATGAATTAAATAACTTTACTTTAGGTTTAACTAATCCATCTAAACAGGCCGATTTATTAATGGTTGAGGTATGGAAAGAAAAGGTTTTATTGTATAAGGATATGGTTACAGAAATTCCAAATTCACTACAACCTACATCCGCAACTTGGGCTAAAAAACATATTTTTGGTTTTTCTGATGAAGAAATTAAATTAGAATTACAACAAATAAGATTAGAAAGGGCGGTGTCAGCCGAATTGGCAAATACACCAACAATAATTACTCACACAGGATTCTTTGATACTGTAGATAAACTTTATAAAACTCAAACAGGAAGTACCCAAACTGCGGGTGCCGATCCAGCAGCAGGAGGGTCAACACCTCCACCAATGGGAGGAGGACCACCTCCACCACCTGGAGGAGCAGAGTCGGCAGGAGGACCACCAATCCCTGAAAGTATTAAGAAAAATAATTTAAACTTACTTTTAGAAAGTGATGATATATTTGGGGATGAATATATTGATTTATCAAAGGCGTCAAATTCTTTAGGGGATATAGAACAAGAACTTGATAAATTACTAAACAGTTAATATTTATAATAAAAAAAAATATGAAATTTGGTGTTTTAAAATCTAAAATAGAAAAGTGTTTAATTGAGTCATACAATAAAAACACGTTAAAAGATAATATTTTTATCTTTAATGAATTGGTTAAAAAGAACAAAAATATAAGTAAAATTTATTATTTATATGATGAACTTTCATCTAATAAAGGTTTGTCCGAATCAGTGGCGAATGATTTTATTAATGGGTCAATAACAATATATGAGAACGCATTAAACAAAATTAATAAAAAGGACATCCAAGAAATTAGTTTATGGTTAAATAACATTAACACAAAAAACGAATACGAAAAAATAGACAACCTATTTTCAAGTAATGTTGTTATGTTGGAAAGTAAAATCCAAAGTAGAAAACTTGTTGTTGAGGGTCTTAAGTCATCCAAACCATTTTCTAATAACGAGGTTGTTTCACTTCCTTTAGAAAGTATGGTTAAAGTTGCTAATGATACAATTACAAATTATTTATCTAATGTTAGTGAGTCAGAAAAAAAAGAAATACTTAGTTTATTAAAAGAAGATAACGATAAGTTAGAAATTAAATTTGACTTCATTAAAGAAAACACAATAAAAAGACTTGAGAATATATTATCTTCTGACTCAGATCCTGATACTGTTGGGGCAATTAAGGAAACTATTGAAAAGGTTAAAAATGAATCTTTTGATAAAATCTCCTATATAAAATTAAAAAATCTAAATGAAAGTCTTTAATTAAAATTCTTTTGTTTATATTTTGAATTATTTAAAATCTGTCTATTAATGACAGATTTTTTTTTATATTCTTTTAAATCATTTAAGATACTATTCTGTCTTGTTTTGATAACTTTACTTTTTAATTCTTTTAGAGATCGTTCGATATCTCCTTTTTTCACCTTTACTATTAACATAAATTTATATTGATTTTGTTTACCTTGATATATATAACAAATTTAAGTAAACTTATTCAAAATAAACAATTTTACTATGAAAAAAAAATATGAAAAAAGGAAAAACCTCAAAAATCAACGGGTTCAGAACGTCAAAAATAACTTACGGAACTGTTGATTCGAAAGAATTTAAATCACTCTATTTAAATTTACAAACTTGGGTAGAACCTAAAAAAGACTCTGAAAATTGGACAAGGGTTGTCTTAAATATGAATAGGGCAATTAAACACTCCTTATACCAAAACATGGATAAAAATATATTTGATGAAAAATTTATTGTTGATTTGGATCTTAGAACAAGTGGATTACAATTAAAGAAAAAATCATTTATGAATTTGGAGGTTAACTTATATCTAATTAAAGAAATTGACTTTAAATCACTAGCATTAAAAAAATCATTAAAATTATTAGTAAAAAACATATACGATGATGTCTTAAATAAGAACGAATATTTTAAATGTTATTTAACTAAAAATGGAAATTCTAAGGTAATAAAAGTAAAAACCGAAAAAGTTTAATATTTATTAAAAAACTTTAAAATGAAAATATTAGGACCTAATGAAATTGGAAAGGGCATTCTTATAGAATATGATGCGGGATACATTAATCCAAGAACTGTAAACAATCAATATATACTTGAGTCTAATAATAATAATTTAGACCATTCAAAACCATTTGAATTTTATGCGGTATTACAAAAATACGATACCCCAAATAGAAACGGTAGAATTTACCCTGAAAAAATTCTAAAAAGAGAATCTGAGAATTATAAAAAAATGATCGATAAAGGAACCTCTCTTTCTGAATTAAATCACCCTGAATCATCATTAATTGATTTAGATAGAGTTTCACACATTATCACAGAAGTTTGGTGGGATGGTCCGGTTCTTTTAGGTAAATTGAGATTACTTACAAGTCCAGGATTTCATGAAAGTGGTATATGTTCAACAAAAGGTGACTTAGCGGCAAATTACCTAAGACAAGGAGTTACTTTAGGTATATCCTCTCGTGGTGTAGGATCATTAAAAAAGGTTGGAGAACAAAACGAAGTACAGGATGATTTTGAACTTATATGTTTTGATTTAGTGTCTTCACCATCAACTCCTGGTGCTTATTTATTCTTAGATAAAAATGACAGATCAAAATTTGATGAGAATTTAGAAGAAAATAAAAAAATGTCAGTAGAAAGAAATGTTGGTGAATCCGGAAATAAATCTCTTGACTTAATGAAAAGATTAACCGATTATTTGGGTAAATAAAAAAAATTATGGAACAAGGAGAAAAATATTTTGTAGCAAAAATTGCTTCTGATTTATTAGATAGTGAATCAGGAAAAGTAAAAAAAGTAAAAGAAGAAAAATTAGTTTTAGGGTATACCCCAACGGATGTTGAGGCAAAAGTAACCAAAGTTTACGAACACTACACAATGGATTGGAGAATTACTTCAATTACAGAAAGTAAGATTGATGAGGTTATTGAATAAATAAAAAACTTAAAATTTTGAAAAGGAGGTACTAATAATACCTCCTTTTTTTATTTATATTAATAAAAACTGAATTTTTTACAAACTCATAATATTTATTTGATAAAACAAACTATAAATGAGTAGAAAAACAGTAGTAGAAGAGGCAGTTATCCAAATGAAAAATTTAGAAGACGCTCTTAAAGAAAACGCAAAAGGAATACTTGCTTCGACAATGAGACAAGAAATCAAATCACTAGTAAAAGAATCTCTGAAAGAACAAGATGAGGTTGACACTGATGACGAAGAAGAGGTTGATATTGTATCGCCTGATGACGAAGAAGACGTTAATGTTGACGATGAGGAAACTTTTGACGTAGAAGACGATGACATGGATCTAGAAGACGATGACATTGACGACGAAGACGATGACATTGACGACGAAGATGAAGACATGGGAGTTAATATGGGTCTTGACGTGGATGACGAAGAAGAAACTATCGACATGAGAGGTGCTAGCGACGAAGATGTTGCGGTTGTATTCTCTAAGATGGGTAAAAATGATAAAGTTTCTATCGAAAAAATTGGTGACTATTATGATCTTAAAGACACTGAAAATGACACTGAATATATTATAAAATTAAATGAATCTGATGAGGATGAGTTTGGTTCTATGAGAGGTCGTTATTTTGGTGACGAAGAAGAGGAAGATGAGTTTGGTCCTATAATGGGTTCTACCTTTGATGATGAAGAAGATGATGAAGATCGTTTTGGATCTATGATGGGTTCTACCTTTGATGATGAAGATCGTTTTGGATCTATGATGGGTTCTACCTTTGATGATGAAGATCGTTTTGGATCTATGAAAGGCGGACGTTTTGATGATGAAGATCGTTTTGGATCTATGAAAGGCGGACGTTTTGGTAGAGAACCAGAAGAAACTATTTATGAGTTAGAAATCGGTGAGGAAATGGAAGGAGACGTTGGTTTAGGTGAAGACCTTGATGAAATGTACATGGATGAAGATATGTCTTATGAAGATCTTGGTGAAATGTATGTGGATGAAGATATGACCTATGAAGACCTTGACGAAATGTTTGTTGAAGAAGAATCTGAAGTAGATTTTGAAAGTTTACCTAAAATGAATTTAAACAAATATAAAGTACACGAATCTAAACAAAAAACAGGAAGTGCATCAAAATTTAAATATAGTAAAAAACCAAACCAAGAAGGTGGGTTTGACACAAAAATGAAAGAAGGTTCTAAACGTTATGGAAAATCAGGTAAAGCTAATTTTGATTACGATAACGAAGACCCAAATTCAGAAATTGTGATGAAAATTGTGAACAAAATTACTAAAGGTAAAAAAATTGAAACTAAAGAGGCTTCAAGAACATTGGCAAACAACAGAAAGGTAAAAAGAAACTTAATGGCGTCACCAAGTCAATTGAAAGAAGAAGTTGAAGTGCTAAGAGAAAAGAATGACGAATACAGAAAAGCCCTTGATTTGTTTAGAACAAAATTAAATGAGGTGGCGGTATTCAATTCTAACTTGGCATACGCAACAAGATTGTTCACAGAACATTCAACAACTAAACCAGAAAAAATAAATATTTTGAGAAGATTCGATAATGTTGAATCTTTAAAAGAATCCAAAAATCTTTATCAAATTCTTAAAGGTGAATTATCTAACAATAATTTATCTGATAATAGTATTAACGAATCATTTAATAGAACCGTAACAAAATCTCCGTCTACGGGATCTTCGGTTAATTTAATTGAATCAAAAACATACGAAAATCCACAATTCTTAAGAATGAAAGACTTAATGGGTAAAATAAAATAAAATAAACTTTTTAAAACAAACGTATATTTATAATATACATAAATAAAAAATAAAGCAAAAAAAACAAATAAAAATGGGAGCATTATTAGAATCAGGTCTTGTTGGTAATATTGGGTTAAAACACCTTAAAGTTATCAAAGAAGACACAATTAACAAATGGGATAGATTAGGATTCCTTGAAGGCCTTAAAGGTCACCTAAAAGAAAACGTAGCACAGTTATATGAAAACCAAGCTTCTTTCTTGATTAACGAATCAACTTCTGAAACTTCTAACGGAGCGTTCGAAACTGTTGTTTTCCCTATCGTAAGAAGAGTTTTCTCTAAATTGTTAGCGAATGATATCGTATCAGTACAAGCAATGAACTTACCAATCGGTAAATTGTTCTTCTTTGTACCTCGTATCCAAGGATATAACGACAACGCTTTAATTAACAATCCAGGAGGAACTCATTACTCTCCAATTGGTTCTCCACAAGCAATTGCTGACGGGGATAATAATCCTAACCAAGGATATCCAGGTGGACCAGGAACACCATACACTAAAAATCTTTATGATTTATTTTATGAAGGTAATGAGGCAGGATTAGATCCTCCAGGATTGTTTGACTATTCTAAAGGTCAATGGACTGCGGTAACTCAACCGGCTATTGCTATGGTATGGTCAGGTTCAAACTTAGTTTCGGCAGATACCGAATTTAATAGTGTAAATACAAGAAAAATGATTGTTAAACTTTGTGGATTTAATAACTCAGGTGTTGGTAAATTAATCGGACCTGACGGTAACGAAATCGATACTGAAACTTTCCTTTCAGATCTTAAAATAACTGCTGATTTAAGTGTATTAACAGGATCTACAGGTTGTCCTAATTTAGATGAAATTGGAAATACAGATTTATCCGCACCATTATTATTTAGAGTTGTTACTCAAATTTATGGTAAAGGTATTGTACAACCTACATCAAGTAGCCAACCTACAACTTGGGCATCAACTGGTAACGGTGGTTCTTACAATGACATTTGTAGTCAAGAGGGTTGTATCTATTTAGAAGTTGACCTTTCTTGTCCAGCATGTACTGACTGTGGAGCAACTACATTAGATGGTTACACAGGAACTACAATTGGTGAAATAACGAGTAATGTTGCAGTTTTAGGACAATCTCCATTCGTAGCGGTTTATAAAAGATATAAAAGTTTAGAATTTGAAGATCAAATTGGTGAAGTTTCTTTTGACCTTGAGTCAGTTACTGTATCTGTTACAGAAAGAAAACTAAGAGCACAATGGTCTCCTGAATTAGCACAAGACGTTGCGGCATTCCATAACATCGATGCTGAGGCTGAATTGACGGCATTGTTGTCAGAACAAGTTGCAGCTGAGATCGACCGTGAAATTTTACGTGACTTACGTAAAGGAGCAGCTTGGAACCTACGTTGGGATTACAACGGATGGAGAAGACTAGAATTAACTACATCTTATACTCAAAAAGATTGGAACCAAACTTTGATCACTGCGATCAATCAGTTGTCAGCACAAATCCACAAATCTACTTTAAGAGGTGGAGCTAACTGGATCGTTGTTTCTTCTGAGGTTTCTGCAATCTTTGATGACTTAGAATACTTCCACGTATCTAACGCATCTCCTGAGCAAGATCAGTATAACATGGGTATTGAGAGAGTTGGTACTTTGTCAGGACGTTACCAAGTTTACCGTGATCCTTACTTCCCACCAAACACAATTTTGATTGGACACAAAGGAACATCATTGTTAGACACAGGTTACATCTACGCACCGTACGTACCTCTACAATTAACACCTACAATGTACAACCCATTCAACTTTACACCTATCAAAGGTATTATGACAAGATACGCTAAGAAAATGGTTAACAACCGTTTCTACGCAAGAGTCACAGTTGATGGAGTTAGAACATTTGACTTAAGAGAATTGAGATAATCAATTAAACTGAATAAGAGAAAAGGAGATAAGAAATTATCTCCTTTTTTGTTATGGGCTAATTTATAACACCATTATGCTCGACCGATCAAATTAATATCTAACACTAAATAATTTCATAAGTATTTATTAGTAAATGATATCTTATGAAAAATTCTCTACTTATTTTTTTCTTTATACTAACAAGTTTTTTTGTTAGATCACAAGTAAGTTCTTACACATTTGGAACATCAACAGGGACATACACACCAATAGTTGGGGGTAGTAATTATGATAATTTTACAAGTTGGTCAAATACAAACTTTTTAGATGATAATAGTTCATCAGTATTAGAATCAATCGGATTTAACTTTGTTTATAATGGAACAACGTATACCCAATTTGGGGTTAACACTAATGGATTTATAACATTAGGGTCATTACCAACTAGTAGTTATTCTCCATTATCAACAGGAACTTCAAATAATGTTATATCTGCAATGGGTAATGACATAATAGGTCGTGGGTCGTTATTGGCGAATAGAACTTCAGGTAGTGCGGTTATTACAATAACTGGTGGCGATATAAGTCAAATATTGGTTGGGGATAAAGTTAGTGGTACGGGTATTCCTGCAGGTGCCACAGTATTATCTAAAACCGCAACAACTGTCACAATTTCTGCAAATGCAACAAGTGCGGGTACTGGGTTTCATTTTAGATTTAGTAGGTCAACATTTGGTATCAGATTTCAAACAATAGGAACATCCCCTAATAGGACGTTAGTTGTACAATGGACAGGTTGGCAAAGATACACCACATCGGGTGGTTTTGGGGAGTTATATAACTTTCAGATAAGATTAAATGAGACGACTAACACAATTAATACTGTCTATAATATACAAGGACCAACAAGTGCTACCGCAAGGACGTTTGAGGTAGGTTTAAGAGGGTCCTCAAACACTGATTTTAATAATAGAACAACCACAACAAATTGGGCATCAACAACCGCAGGTACTTTAAATAGTTCAAGTGTAACACTTTCAAGTACAGTTAAACCAACTTCAGGATTAATATATACGTGGACACCACCCGTTATTCCCGTTTGTTCAGGAACACCAAACCCAGGAAACACACTTTCTTCTTCATTAACAACGTCACCAAACGGAACCGTAAATCTCTCACTACAAAACACTACAACAGGTACGGGAGTAACTTATCAGTGGCAGAGTAGTACAGATAATTCAACATGGACAAACTTTGGAACGTCATCCTCTACCCAAACATCACCACCAATCACTTCACCTACTTGGTTTAGATCTACCGTCACTTGTTCAGGAAATAGTGGAATATCAACACCTATTCAAATAACATTATCATATTGTACATATAACATAACTAATAATGACCCTACAGGTATTACTTCTGTAACGTTTGGTACAATATCAAATACAAGTATTGGTGGTCCGGCCTACAGTGATTTTACCTCACAATCAACTACCGTAGAACAGGGTGGTATTTATCAATTAAATGTTAATGTAAACACAGATGGTAATTGGACAGTAAATACAAAGGTTTGGATAGATTGGAACCAAAATTACTCATTTGAAGTAGGAGAAGAGTATTCTTTGGGTAGTGCATTAAACACCGCTAATGGAATTACATCATTATCCCCTTTAAATATAACAGTACCAAGCGGAGCAACTTTAGGAGAAACTAGAATGAGAATAGTATCAGTTGAAGCAAGTGATCCTGCACCATTAGCGTGCGGTACACAACTTTATGGTGAGGCTGAGGATTATAAACTATTAATAACACCACCAACAAGTCTTCCTGTGGAGTTAATATATTTTGAAGGTTTTGGTTATCAATATTATAACACTTTAAAGTGGTCAACTGCGTCGGAATATAACTCAGATTACTTTTCACTTGAAAGAAGTGTGAATGGTGAACAATGGGATTATGTTGGAACCACAAAAGCAACGGGAAATAGTACACAAGTGGTTAATTACCTATATGTGGATAATTTTAGATTTAATGGGTTTATTTATTACAAATTAAATCAGTTTGATTTTGATGGTAATTTTAAAGTGTACGGTCCAATATCAATTAATAATACACACACAAATAAAAAGGTAGTTAAGTATATTAATATATTGGGTCAAGAAGTAAGTTCAGAAACAAACGGGTTTATTTTTGAGGTCTATGAAGACGGTACAACTAAAAGAATAATTAGATAAAAATTATTCTTCGGGGGAATTGTTTTTAGATAGTATTCTGATAGCTTTAGATAATACTTCTGTTTCTCCAATAGAGAAAGATCCTCTATTATATGATGATTTTACTGACTCAATTAAGTAGTATAATGCATATTCTTTATCCATTGTAGATAACATTACTTCTAAATGTTCTTCAGACAAAAGAGTTATATTATCAAAGAGGACCCCAAAGTTTTTATTTTCTTGTTCCATAATTATTAAATGTGATATTTATATAATAATGAATATAAAAGACATTGTAAATAAAATTATTAAGGAAGCGTCATCAGAGAGTGGTAGTCGTGGTTCGTATGTTGCACCATTACAACCAGGATTTAGAGTCTTTAAAAAAAATATATTAGCGCCATTTACAGATGAGGTCGGTCATTATGATAGTCCTTTACTACAGTATGATAGTTACGACGGGAAAATGGACGAAACCCCAAAACAAATAAAGAAAATAGAAAAGAAGGCAGAAAAGGTTACAAACTACATTAAAAAACATCCACTATCAACATTTAGTGATGATGATGGTAATAGTATAAATCAAACGCCGGGTAGAGGTAAAAAAATTGTACCAATAAAGGAGTCAGATAGCACAATTACTGCTGGTGAGTATAATGGACCAATTGAAATTGGGTTAAGGAAGTGGAAAACTCACCATTTAGCTCCGTTTACATATGAATTAGATCACGAGGTAAATCACCTTAGCAAACAAAAAACACTTAAAAATAATATTAAACGTGTTGTTGGTATGTGGGACAAAAATAAAGACGGGTCTTATGAATATGAGGTACATGATTCCCATACAATAAATGAAGATCTTGCCGTTTGGTTTGGTAAAAAGAAAAAACCAAAAGGATCAAAACAACCAAAAGGACCGTGGGTTGATATTTGTCGTAAGGTTGATGGTAAACACCCACCTTGTGGTAGACCTGACACAAATAAAGGATCTTACCCTAAATGTAGAGCGGCTGGAGTTGCTGGTAAAATGAGTGATTCACAAAAAATATCCGCATGTCAACAAAAAAGAACCGCCGAGAAAAAAGACACACAAACAGGAAAAGGACAAAAACCTATTATGACATCATACAAAACTAAAAAAGAATCCGTAGATTCTTTGGTTGATAACATTTTAATCGAAATTAGAAACTCGTTCTAAGATATTATGTAGAGAGTTAGTAATCTGTGAATTAACGTCAATTTCATACTTAAGTCTTCTCTTATCTGCCTCAAGATCAAAAATATATGTTAATCTTTCCCAATCCCTTTCATGTAATTTAACATTATAATTATAAACGTGATTAGTGATTTCAACTCTACGATCTGTCATTGTTACAAAAATTTTCATATCGTCATTTTTAAGATAACGTTTATCAGACATTGGGGCTATCATAAATTCTGTATCGCTATGTTGTATTATTTTAAGACATATTTTAAAACAAGTCTTTTCATATGATAGGGTTTCATCTTGATAAGTTGGTATAATACTTGAAGATTTTTTTGACCAAATGTAAAATTTAATTTTTAATCTATTGAAGAATCTTTTTATTCTGGTTTTCATATCTATATAATGTTTGTATCTACAAATATACATAAATTATTTGAATAAAAAATATTTTTAAAAAATTTTTTAACAGTAAGCCCCTGAACAATGTTTTTTACCATCAAGACCTTTAATCTTACCTTTACATACTTGAACGGCGTGTCCGTTCGAATATGCACTTGGGTACACGTCATATTTTGCCTTTGCTGATGCCTTACCTCTTGCACAAAGAGGCGTTCCTGTTTTTTTTCTACCTTCCGCCATAACCATATCTTTATCATTCATAGACATTTCCATACCGTCTCTTTCCGTCTCATTCATTAAAAAATCAAAAACTTGATCCATATTGTTTTTTGCTTCAGAAATATGATCTTGAGCCCAATCGTGACCGCTCTCTAAAATAGATTCAACCATATCTTGATCCATATCTAATAATATTTCAGATTGTCTTTTCATTTGTTCTAAATTAGAAAAGAACATATATCTTGATGACATATCTTCTTTAGATTCTGTAATACCATTATCTCCCTTTGCGTTATTTAAATACTCAAAAGATTTTTCTCCGTATATTTCATAAAGTCTTTTAAAGATTAATGCGGGATTCTTTCTTAAGTAACGTAAAACATCAGCAGGGACATATGACCCATACTTTTGACCAAAAATACTTTTAACTTCTTTTTCTCTTGGAAAAGTTCCTAATTCAGGTTCAACCGTATAATCTGACTCAGATAAAACTTCTCTAATAATTCTTTTTAAATTTTTCATAAATTTAATTATTTAATCCGTTTTGACCACCTAAAGTGATTGCATTTAATTGTGTAACTTCTGTACCGTAATTGTCAGTCCAAACTGGATGAGGGGATGGAACGCTTGTCACGGTGTTTCCTGATGGATCACAAATCTCAATACAAATATTCTCTTCTGTGTTTGCACTTCTTGGTATATCAATAATACATTCATGACAATTATCATATAGGGTCATTGCCGAATATGTTGTTGGTGAAGCGGTACCAGATATTACGGTACCACAAATAGTTTCTCCTGTTAGTCCATCACTAAATGAATATGTTTCTCCTGTCATTGGGGTAAAACTTACACCAAACCCAACTGTAAATTGAGTTGCCGATGAACATTGTTCTAATATAAAATTTGCCATATTTTTATTTAATAAATATCTTTATTTTTTATTTACGATCTGAAATTTAATTTGTTTTTTATAAGTGTTAATTTCACCACTTGATATTACTTTTAAATCAATAAAATATTCATTTGGTATCTTATCTCTTGTGTCAAAAATAAAGTAGTATTCATTTGGGGTCTTATTTATTTTTGTCCAATCTTGAACTTGTACCTCAGTTGTTCCTTCTTTTACATAAACTCTATAAAACACATCAACATTTGGTAATTGTTTATTAGTGGTATATGCTTGTTTAACAATAACACCAACTTTTCTAATGTCGGTATTTAAGATCATTTCATCTTGTTTAATTCCATAATAATCAAATCCATATAAAGAAGGATTGTTTGTTGACGTTCCTATCTGTATTGATTTTTGTAATGGATATATTGTAAAGTCATTATATATGTCAGGTAAAGAAAAACCATTTAATTTAACATTTGACCATGTGTCGTTAAAGGTACAAGGGGTTTTATAACCAATTAAAGGTGGTATAATAACTTCATAAACACCTTTTGTTTTTTGACAAGAACTAATATTGATTAACCCCGGAATTGGGGATCCGCTTGAGTCACTTATTGTAACTGACGGTGGTTGGTCTAAGTTTTGAAAATCCCCATCCTCAAACACGTAAAGATAAAGTTTATTTATTTTACCAAGAGTAAAATTATTTCTATCATCATCTATAAGATCGTCATAGTTTGTTTCTAAAAACGGTTCGTAAAAAGTTTGAGTGTGTCTTGAAAAGAATCCAACAGAATATGATCCTGTTGTCCCTGTTAAATTTTCAACCTGTGGTAAAAACGCAATACCCCAACCAACAGGATTTAACGTATCTCCTTTAAGAATACCTTCAATTTCTTCTGTCATATCAAACTCAATATTCTCATCACCAAATTCAAAGTGTTGGATGTCAACAATTGTTATTGCTGAATAGTTAACTCCTGTACCTGTAGATGTATTTAAATTATTGTAAATTCCGGGATTTCCCCAAAAATCTATAGTTGTTGTTTGATACCAATTTGATGGTCTATCTGAAAAATTTTTATCGTTAGGTACTGTAGATATAATATTAGCGTAGTCGTAACCAACCCCTTCGTCCCAAATTTGAGGTTTATCAGGATCCAAATCAAAATATGGTATCCTAAAAAGAATTAAATCGAATGATGTTGCTCTTAATCTACCTTCAGAATTCTTTTCATTTAAAAATTCTTTATTAAAGAATGATGTATTTACCATTCTTAACGTATGTTTAATGTTATTATTATCACACAAAGGATTTATAATCCCATCGTTATATTTTTCTTTAAGTAGAGTTAAATCCAAATCAAATATAAATCTACTAAACCCCCTTGGGTTTAAAAGATCATCATTCCCATAAAACAATTCGATTACAGGGTTTCTACCCGTATTTGTTAAACTGTTGGAAATTATGGTATTATTCCTACTGAAATATGAATTATTAATCGACATTTACTTTTTTATAATAAATATCAATTAATTCTAATATTTTGATTTAATATTGTATTTGGTGCGTTTAATAGTTGTTCTAAAATTTCTGAAGTTCTAGTTCCGTCCCTTCCGACAGGTACCGGAGATAATCCATGGAATGGATGTACGTGTGAAATTAAAAATTTAACGATCAAATTAATAAGTTTCATTAATTCATCTCCCCTAACCATAGGATCTGTTTTTGGAATTATTTCTTTGGTGTATTTATCTTCTTTTATTCCGTATAATGTTGAACTTAAATCTATTTTTCCTTTTGACGGTATCTCTGTTCCGTGAGACAAAATAAATACTTTTTCGGCACCCATTGTTGAATATGTTATTGGTGCGGTTGAGTATAGTATTGGAATATATGTTGATTTATTAATTCTAATTGGTCTTGAGGTTTTATTATAGTCCCAAACTAAATTATAACCTGTTTTTGTGTCGTTTGAATTTAATTTAACTTTGTTACTTATTTTACTAACATTGTCAATCTCTGTTGGTGTTGCTCCTGTAAGATTTATTAGTTTATCGTAAGTGTTTAGTGTAGGCCTAAAGTAAAATGGAAATTGATCATAAACGTTATGTATTGTATATCCGCTAATATTAATTGACCCCTCATTAACCCCTTTAATAAAATCATTAATTAATGTGTAAGTTTCCTTTAATGATTTACCAACAAATTGGATATAGTATTCAGGGGCCCCTACTATTTGAGACACGTTACTGACAACACTAAAATCTTTTGACTCTAATGATACGTTTAGGGTTCCTGTTAAATTATACGGAACGTTGTATAAATAAATTGTACCTGTAAATGCGTCCATCGTATTATCAGGATTTATGATGTCCCAATCAACAACTTTTCTTATTGGTTTACTATCAACAAATATTGTTTGTTCTTCTTTTTCTTCCCCATTTTCGGATTTTGTAGTGTAATTACTTAAATGTAAAAATGCTCTTTTTTCATTTTCTATTGGGAATTTATTAACATCAAAAATACTATTTGTTTTACCGGCTCTTAATAGTAATTCATTTTTCTTAACAATAACATCCGCAGTTCCCCTACCCAATAAAGAATTATCACCAGGTTCAGGAAAGATTCCAAAACTTTTTATATTTCTATATTCACCTTTTTGGTTTTTAAGTGAAAGCGATTGTTTTATTTTAGAACCTGCGGCGGTAAATTTCTTTGCCGACTCAAAGTACTCAAAATTTGTTGTTTGTGGTGATGAGAATGGACCTTGTATGTAATACTGATTTAAATTATCAAAAGACTTATCTTGATAAATTATGTTAACTAACTCGTCTTTTTCTGGTATTTGATTAATATAAAACGGTAATAAAGGTATGAATAAAAACGGGTCTCTTTGAGTCCACGGATCTGCTTCATCACTCCAATTAGGAATAGAGTTAATTACCGCCTGATAATCTTTAACTTCAGGTCTAACTCTTAACCTTCCCAATACCATGGGATCTTTATTATCTAAAACAACCCCAGGAAATATTATTTGATTTTCATTACCCGCCATTTCTACTATTTTGTTCTTTTAAAATTGTGTTATATGTTGTTTCTATTTTGTCTAAATAATTAGACAACATTAATAATTTACTTTTAGTCTGATCAAATTCACCATTTAAAAATTCTAAAACTTTGGTTAAATCTTTATTAGATTTATTTTTATAATCTTTTACTATTTCCGCTATTTTTTCTGCGTCTTTAATATCCATGTTATATTTTTTTACCACTTAAATTCATTGGCATTACGATCCCGCCAGGAACCCAAGTACCATATCCTGTTATACCTTCTACTTTACTGTTTTCATCTTCTTCTTTTTTATTCGCCTTTAACTGTGAGAAAAGAGACGCCAATCCTAAATTGGGACTTCCGTCTGGCATAGGACCTGTTGGCAAACCTACTTTTTGATATTCCTCAATAGAATTTACAAAGGCTCTTGATGCCGAATATCCACTTAATAGTTTTGTTGCGACTAACAAAGGTTTTGGTACCGTATCACCAAATCCACTTATTGCGATTTTTAATAACTGTAAGATTTCATCAACCACTCCCTTACATTCTCTCCAATCCTTTATTAATCTTGCGACCGTTAAGATTATTTCAATTAGTCTTAATATAATTCTTAATCTTGTTTGAGAGGTCTCTTTTGTTACATCTAAAATTATTGCTTGTAATAAGTTTTGAATATCTTTTTTAATGATGTTAAAAAGTTCCTGTATGAATATTGCACCTATTTGGGACATTATTTGGCTTACCATCCTAAAAAATTTCTTAACAAAATCCATTAAAGATTTTACCAAGTCCCCAATTGTGGACCCAAGAGATTTTAACATTACCATTATCGGTAATAAAACTTTAGGAGATAGTAATGCAAATAAAATTGATTTAGGTAAATTTTTTAATAGACTTAGATCAAAATTTATTTTAATTCCAAAACCACTATCATTAGATGCGTTTACAACCGCAGAACTTGCGTTGTCAACCGTAGCATCAACAGTTTGTCCCGATATAAAAATTAACTCACTAATTGCGTCATTTATTAAAACAGGATCTATAGGGACGTTTACATTATCACAATCCTCAAAAACAATAACCCCTTGATAGATATTATTTATTCTTTCCTCTATTTCAAATAGATCAACACTTGTAAATTCAAAAAATGATTCGTCAACCTCATCTAATTCTGAAGTTTTTGATGTTCCAGCAACATCTATCTCTTTGTTTGAGTCAAAACATAAACCTAATATTCTTTGTAAGATTATTTGGAACTTTGAAAAGTCCCCAATTTTTAAATTACCTGAACCAGACTGTATTGATAAAAATCCTGTTAACATCTCAAACAACATAGCAATCACATTGTTAAAATCCAAAATATCTAAAGACGCATAATAATCCTTTAATGTTTCTGAAATTTTATTTATACCTGAAGATCTTGACTGTAATGTTACTTTATAAAATTGACCTGGGTTACCGATACCGTCCTGTAAAACAAACTCAATATCAAAAAGATTTTGACCCGAAGCCCCTCTATAGTATTGACCATATTGATTAAAAAATGAGGTACCCAATGATTGTATTCTATTATACAACTCTTTGTTCATTGCGAAAGGAATAGACCCAACGTTTATAGATTGTTTTTCGTATAAAATTTTATTCTTGTCATCTGATGGATCTTTTTTTAGTAATGATAATAAATCAATTGACCTAACAGGAATATATAATGGTTGGTTTGGATTAAACTCCTGATCTTGACTACAACCAATTGTATTAATTGATTCTTTTAAAAGGATCTCGACTAACTTTGGTTTACAATTTGCTAAGGCTCTTACAAATGTTTTTTTTAAATATTCTATAGTATTAGCCCCTTTTCTATTTGTTAAACTTGCAATATCAACTAATTCGTCTAATTGTGTTTTTTGTTTTTTTTGAGATCTTTTTTTTTCTTTCTCCGCCTCTGATTTAGACCTTCTATTTTTTTTAGAATTAACTTCTTCGTTATCTCCTTTTTTCTTAGATAATTGGGCAATATCTTGTCTTACCTGATTATAGGTTTTCGCGGCGTTTATTTTACTTTTAACATCGCCATAACTAAAGTTTAAATCTTGTGATGGCATTACTTATTAAGTTTGTAGTTTTTATCGTCAGTGTCTTTATTAATTAAAGATTTTAAAATATCGTCGTCCATTTCTAAATCAGATAAAGTAAAGTTATCTTGTTTTTCTTGAGACTTTTGCCAAATTTGAGCTTGGAGTTTTGATAGAGAAAGTTTTTTTTCAACACAGTCATTTATAATTTTTTGTTGTTTTTCAATCACAGGACCTATAAGAGTCATATCTTCAGGTTCTTTCATCATTGTTAACATTTTATTTTGAATCCTAATTGCGGTATTTCTTTGCTCAACAATTTCATTGTAGATTTCTTGCATTAAAGATAACAATGAGTCTTTAGTTAAATTAATTTCTTTTTTTGGCGGTCTTGGCATATCAATAAATATTTTTGTTTTTATTTTAGGATTTCATTAATTATTTCTTGATATATTTTTTTATATCTCTTTAAAGAATTCCTTATTTCTTTTGTGGATAAATTTGTCATTTCTCGTATTTCAAATAAAACAACATTTTTATTGAACTTATTATTATTTGTATTTTCAACAAAAATATTATTATAGTTTTTAAAGATTTCCATTAAAGCCTCACCTAACTTAATTTCTTGATCGCTAATGTTTTTTTCGTTCATAGAGTCAGATAATTTAATAATAAATTTATTTATTATTTCCTCAGTTGATACATCATCATTATCTATGTGGTAAATCATATCAGGAGCATTATGTAGGTCCGCAGAGATATCTTCATAAGATACTTTACGATTCATTTCTTTTTGGTCTTTGAGTATTTGACCCATAAGATAGTTTTTACATATTGTGCCAAAATACGAGTAAGCCTTTTTTTCTTTTGATGGTTTAAATTTATCTACTTTAGTCATCAAAAATGAATGAGTGTCTGTATGGATCTCATTAAAATCCATATCTTTTCTGTATAATTTATATCGTCTTATAATTGACGATATCATTTTATCTAAGGGAAATTTTAAATAATCATTATATATTTTGTTCTTTTCGTCCATTGTAGTTGCGGTTAGATACATTCTAACCGCAGTCTCTTGTGGTTCATCAAAATAATTATTTAACTTAGGTTTTCTTCCCTTCTTTTTCTTTTCATCCGTGTCTTCATTTAATTCAACATTTAATTCCATCAAACCTCTTGTGGTTCATACTTTATCTCTCTTTGTTTGATATAGAAATATTCTTTTTTTGCTGAGTCAATCCAAAATTTGGCTTCATCTTCACTTATTCTGTTATCACCATTTTTGTAATTCCAAAAAATAGACCCTTCTCTTAAATTCATATGTTTGTAGCCAATTTTAGGTATTGACATGATATTAACGGAATTTTGTGTCAACCTTAAAAAGAATTCATAACCAAAAGTTAATTTAATATTATTTTTTAACCCTCCATTATTAATAAATTCTTCTTTTTTAATAACCAATCCCGAAATTTGAAAATTTTGATAGTTGAGTAGTGTTTCATTAGTTAGAACCCCCATGTCTTGTGAGATGTTTGCGGCAAAAGTGGCCTCGTTAGTAAACCCAACAAAAACTCCTTGATCGTTAACGTCAACAACAATAGGTAAAAATGCCCCAACATTTTTATAAATTTCCATATATTTTGATGCGTTTTTAAACCAAACGTTAGAGTACTCATCATCAAACTCTAATAGAGATACCCAAGTTGAGTTTGCTGAAGACACACCATAGTTAACTTGGTCTGCAAAATTAGGTTCCTTTTCCCAAACTAATTTTACAACATTAAGACCTTCAAAATCATATGAGTTAATGTGATCAGTTAAATCTGTTTCATCACAATAAACAATTACTAATTCATTCACAAAATCTTTTTGATTTTTAACTGAAGTGATACATTTATTAAAATAATCCTCGAAGTTTCTGGCTTTACCTGATTTAATAGGTAGTACTACCGATATTGTATTTTTATTTTCCATATTTATATTGTTTCTAATTTATTTAATTGGGATTCAAAACTTTCCAATCTTGTGTTTATTGCTCCATTAAAGAATTCAAGAACATCTGATTTAAATTTTTCTTCATTGGATAAATTTTCTGATGTTTTTTCCATGTTTAAATAAAGTTCAGGGTTAATATTGTCTTCTAACCAATTTTGGATAAAGTCGGCAATTACGTCAGGTAACATATTTTTATTGTTAATCCAAACACCATTATCTTCTCCCATCCAATTTGGAACTAAGTTAGGTACTAAACCAATAACAGGGATCCCCATTTTAATTGATTCCAATGGGAAAGTTCCCCAACCACTAACTTCGTCAATCCAAACAGAAACAAAACTATCTTTCATTGCTTCAGCAAATTCTACTTCAGATAGACCTCTTAAATCTCTAAATGTTAACCATCTATATTGTGGGAATTTGACGTAAAAAGTTTTAATTAAATTTGTTGTGTCTCTATGGTCTCTTGTGTGAATTGAGATAATTGTCTTAGGTGGAAGTTCCTGTTTTTTAAATGTCTCAGAAATTTTAGGCTCAATTACATCCACAGAAACATTTCTAACAACATTCTTAATATATTCTTTTTGATTTTCAGATGTTGTTAAACATTTTAAAAACCCTAAAAGAGGCCATGTTTGTCCAGGTTGTAAAGTTTCAAAAATATAGTCATAAGATTGACAAAGAACAATTTTACCACAAGGTAAGTTTGTAATTTGATCCATAACGAAACCATAAATTTCAGGGATTACAATAAGATCTTCAGGAGAGACATCTAAGTTAGTGCCTTCAATTGCCTTATGAGGTAACTCAGTCATATACTCTTCACTAAGCCAACTTGATACTCCAAAGTAATCTGGTTTTTCGTGAAGGATAATAGGGTTAAATCCTTCTTTTTTTAATTCCATCGCAATTTCGTAGATATATCTAACCGATGCCTTGGCATTTCCTTTAGTGTCTTGTACTAGAAAATAAATTCTAGATTTTTTGTCTTTCATGTTTTGAATAGACCTTTCTAACTTTGTTATTTGTTCAGCATTCATATTTTATAATTTAGTTATTATTTTTTTCATTAATAGGGTGTTAAACGCGATTTTAAAAGGTATTGATACTTCATTACTTTTTAATCCTAAATCTTCGTCAACTTCGTTACTTTCCGTGAGAACAGTTTCTAGCATCGATTTAATAACCTCATATTTTACTAAATGTATTTGAGGTTCTCCGCTAACAATCGCCAAATTGACATAGTCCTCCATTACGTCAAGATCAACATAATAGTTTTCATTCAATATTTTAAACATTGTAATTTATTTTTTTTAATTCCTCCTCAAATTCAGATAATGATTTAATCGTAAATTCTGAAGGTATGTGTTTATTGTATTGGGTTTCATATTTTATTAAAATTTTATCCTCATACTTATTCAATAATAAGTCAGGGTTTGATGTAAGTAAAATATCAATTTCATTAAACATTTTATTTTTTGTTATTTCACTATAAAATAATACTTTTTCTATTAAACAACCAAACTTGGACAAAAAGAACAAAGATGATGGTTTTGACCTACCGATTTCATCTGAAACAATCATTAAGTCGTAAGTATCTCTTAAGTTATAGTAAATATCATTTAATATATTAAATGATAACATTTCACTAGATGGGGCATGACCAAACAATTCCATTGTATACTCCTCATACATAAAAGAATATAAATCATCTTTTGATGGAAATGAAAAATGAGAACTTAAATCTAAAGATGTGACATCATTTAATATTTCATATTTAAATTGACTTTCCGCTAATTCTAATTCAGTGTTGCCGGAAAGATCCATCAAATACGTCTGATTAGTTTGGTCAACCTCACTTTTATCAATCATATGTTTTTCATAAAGTTGTGTAAATTTACCGATGGTGTCTCTAAGAACACCATTAATTTCAATCCCTATTCTCTTCATACTTATCTAAAATTTGAGTAATTAATGGGTTTCTAACATTTTTGGCGTCTTTAAAATCATAAAGACCAATTTTATTAACATTTTTAAATCTTTTCAATGCGTCATATAATCCTGATTGAGTCTTGTCTTTATATCGGTCAGTTTGTTCAAGATCCCCTGATATGAAGAATTTACTATTATAACCAATTCTTGTTACCAATAGTTTCATCTGATTAGGGGTTGAGTTCTGAGCTTCTTCAAAAATAAGAATTGAGTTATCGATATTCATACCTCTCATATATGCCAAAGCAAATACCTCAATGATATCGGCTTTTTTTAATTCTTCCCTTGCCTCTTTACCAATGATTTTATTTAAAAGGTAATACGAGGGAAAAATGTAAGGGTCTAATTTTTCTTCTAAGTTTCCAGGTAAAGATCCTAATTTTTCTTCGGCTTCAACCGCAGGTCTAACAATAATTATTTTCTCGTAAGAGTTATTTGGGTCTATTAACAAATCAACCGCCGCCTTCATTGAAATGTAACTTTTACCAACCCCTGCAGGTCCTGAACAAATTGTGATTTCTTTTTCTTTTAGAAGGTTATAATATTCTTCTTGATGATCAGATAAAAATTTATTTTTTTGTTTCTTTTTTATTATTGTATTAATAAAATCTTTTTTGGAAATTGGTTGTGATGTTGGGGTTTCTTCTTTTTGTGGTACTATTTTTTTTCTTGTCATTTTAAATTATTGATAGTTTATTATTATAATAATAAATTGATTATTAAAAAAGAAAATCTTTAGGTGTTAAGTAAATTTTTCAAACCCCTCCTCAATATGGTGACAAGTTATTTGATTTATCAAGGTACTTTTTAAATTGTTTTCTAATATATGGTGTCTACATCTTTCCCATAAATCGGCATCTGTTGGGGAACCCACTTCTCCGGTCTCTAAAAATAAATCACGGTATTTAAGTGGTATTGTTTTAAAATCCATACAAACCGAAGAATGTATTAAAGAGCATGCTTTAGGTAAAAAATTTATATATTTTCCTTCGTCTATTACCTTTGGTAAAACTCTATTACTAACGTAATTAGATTTCGTACAAACCCAAGAAGAGTTAGTTTCATTAATACAATCGTTTATTAATGAAAGATGATTACTTTCCCAAAAATCATCATGGTCTAAATGACAAATATAATTATTACCTTCAGATAGACACAAATCCACCCCAATATTTATGGCGTTAACCCCACCGTAAGACCATAACGCATTTTTGTTAGTGTAAAAATCTCTTTCTTTTGCAACATTTAAATTTTTAAATTCTAATCTTGAACTGTCGTATTTTGACACAATATTATTTATTTCTTCGTTATCCTCATACCTATCACCAATTAAATATATTTTAAAGTTTTTGTATGTTTGATTAAAAACTGAATCTAATGCTCTTGTTAAATACTTTGGGGTTGATCCGTCTTTTCTTTGATATGTGGCTATTACAATTCCTAATTTATTCATTTTTGTTATTATTTTATTTTTTTTACAGGTACACCCACATATGTTCCAGGTTCCTCTATATGTTTAACCACCGCACCATTCATACCTATTGTGGTTAAAGAATGGATTGATAACTTTTCTTTAATTGATGAATTATTGCCCAAATACACACAATCATAAATTATAACATTTCCTGACACAACCGATCCTGGCATAGCACTAAAAAAATCACCAATTACACAATCATGCCCAATATGAACACCTCTATTTAATATTGCATGTTTACCAATTTTAATGTTTGTTGTTAAAATAGAATTGGCCCCAATAAAACTACCTTCACCAATTTCCACATCTTCCATTAACAATGCGGTTGGGTGTATAAAGTTAAAAAACTTTATTCCTTTAGGTAGTCTTTGGATGGTGTCATATCTATCTTTTGAATCCGCAATTGCAACCATTACCTCGTATTTCTCAATATCTAATTCAGATAATGGTAATGTATTATTATCCATGTATTGATCATCAACAAACCTAACAAGTTTAATTCCCATTTGACCCATCACTTCCCTTGCATGACCCCCATTACCAATTAACGCTTTAATCATAGCCAAAAATTTAAATCTAACCATTCATCTTTAATGTTGTGAGCATCAATAGGGTTCTGTATTGACCCAATTTTTTTACTCTCTTCATTAATTATGGTTATTATGTCTTCCATTGAATTATAGTTTATAAAATTTGGGAATTCAATTCTTTGTATGTTATTTTCTATTTTTGGATTAAAGATTGTTTTTCTTCCCATTAATCCTAATTCTATTACTGAGGCTAATCCATTACCATCACTAAAATTAAGATTCAAAAAAGTTTTATTGTAGTAATTATCCTTTAAATACTCAATTGAGTGATATTCATTCAATTTATTATGGTTGGTTGTGATTATTTCATAATCAATTTTTTTTTGTAATTTGATAATAAATTCTGTTTTAAAGTTCCATCCAGATTTAAACCCACTATAAAAATATATTTTATCTCCCAATGGATTTGGTTTAAATAATTCATAATTTTTTATTTGTGGAGTTAAACTTTTTCTAATCACATTTGCTGGTAATTTAAAATTGTCCGAACACATTAAGATTGTTTTTTCATAATCTTTAATTGTTGGGTAATCAACTGGGGTACAGGGGATTATTAGTTTATAATCCTTGTGATTGTTTATCATATCACTACTTTCTTTTGCACCAAAAAAAATCGCAGGTTTATTTTGGTCATAATACTCAACTAACCCATACTTAGTTAAAAAATTATTTTTAAAAAACTTTATTGATGGTGCAACATATGCTTGTAAAAACCTATCCATTTTATTTATTTTTTTACATATACCGCAAAATCTTCATATTTTTGTAATAAATCAGATTTATCTTCTAAATGATTTGTTATTGAATTAATTACGCCTGGCCATGTTATATCATCCATAATAATGTAACCACCTTTTTTAACTAAAGGTAAGTAAAATAAAATGTCTTTAGTAACATATTCTTCATCGTGATTCCCATCAATATGTAAAATATCAATAGATTCTTTTTCTACATTGGTATGGTAATCTTCGGATTTAGATCTAATCAACGACACAATATCTTTTAATTCATTTTCATTAATTATTTTTATTAATCCATCGTAAAGATTGTCTAAAATAATTTGATCTTTAAATAATACATCATAAAAATATGTATTTAAATTTTCATTAGGAATTTTATTAACTAAAGATCCCATTGTATACGGGTCAATACCAATTACTTTACCTTTAGTTATTTCTAAGGCTTCCGCAAAGTACATTAATGAAGATCCTTTAAATACCCCAATTTCAACACATAACTGTGCGTTAGTCTTCATAATTAGGTCTTTTATTAAATTTCCTTTAATTTTGTCGCAACGACCACCACTATCATACTTGTCTTGGATTATTAAATCATGTAAGTTTTTCATATTAATTTGTATAAATTTTAAATTTTGATAGATCAGGGTATGGTAACTCTAAATCTTGATTATGTCTCTTACTCCCATCCAAATTATAAAACTGGCTCATCATAAGTAAACCTCTTGCCGATAACTCAGGCATCATATAAAAATTCCAACCTAACATATCAAAATTATCATCATGATAAGAACATTCTCTTCTTCCACTAAATCTTGCTCGTTTAAACCATAACATTGCTTGATAATCATCGGTTAAAATTGCACCTCCCTTACTAAGTTTTAATGTTTTATATGGTCCTGTAAATGAAAGGCACATATGTGATTTTGGAATATACATATCGGCAGTAAACCTCAATGCGGAATCCCAAACATTACTTGGTGATAGTTGGTATGCACCTTTAATCATATCCCCATCAACAGGCGTAAAATTAACTTTAAGTCCAGCATGAATAATTTCACACGGAACTGAAGGATATGTTTTGGATGGGCAATCTATCTTGTCGGATATTAAACTTTGTTTTATGTTTTTTTCATAATATAATGCTAAAAATATTGCGTTACTCATATTATCCAACGCAATTGCGTATGGTGATCCAGTGTAATCACATAGTGATTTTTCAAAATCTTCGGTAATTTTATGTACTCCGTTTGCCATTTTTAAACTATTATAATTTTGTCTTTTATTTTTTCTATCACATTTTTATTAATCATAGGAATAAAATTATGATTGTAATCATAAAGAAACTCTTCATCTTTTTTTGGATCTTTATTTCTTGTTTGAGATTCATAGTGGTAAGCAACGCAATCCCCACAAATATAATTTTTATGGTTACCACATAACAATTTAATATTTAATTCCACATCTTCTAAACAAGAAATGTAATTTTCATTAAACATACCTTGTTTAATAAATGTGGTTTTTCTTACCAATAACAAACCTCCAGTACTTCCGATCACCTCTTTTAAATTATTATGGTAGTTATAATAGTTTTTAAAATTAAGATGGCCTAAACCAAATGAATTATTCTTTCTACTTAATGAAATAAAAATACCATCATGTTGTACAGTATTATCCTCAAAATGTAATCTACAACCAACGCTACCCGTATTTTTGTGTTCATTAAAAACGTTTAACATTCCGGATATTACATCATTTAAAATTTTAATATCGTTATTACAGAATAGTAAAAATTCATAATCATCACTAATTTGGTTTTTAACTACATCATTATTTATTTTTGCAAAATTATAATAATCGTAAGTGATTAATTTTACATTACCAATCGGTAGTATTTTATTTTTTATAATTTCTAGTTCATCATTATTTGACCCTGTGTCCGCAATAAAGACATCAAAAATATTTGAGTCGCAATTATCATAAAATGATTTTACACATTCGTGTAACATACTAACATTTCCTTTTGTTGGTATTATAACTGCAATTTTTTTAAACTTTTTAAATTGTTTACGTTTTATTTGTGGAGCATAGACTGACTCAGGTTTTAAATCTAAAGGTAATTTATCTCCCCACTTAGCAACAAATTTATTTTTACTCTCCCAAAATTCCTGGTTGGGTTGACCTACTGATTGGTGAGTAATTTCAAATGAGGTGGTAACCCCAATTTTAACATCATCAAGGTAATTTGGAATACAAAATCCGTGATCATAAAAATGGAACTTACCAATTGTTTCATCAAAGGTATGTTTAATTTTTGTTTTGTCAAAAGAAATAAATAAACCATCAATTGTTACAACAGGGATTATAAAAGGTAATTTAGGTGAATATCTACTTAACCATTTTTTTTGTCCGTCAGGGTGGTGATAAACTTGACCCACCATAGTCTGACTTAATTTTTCCCAATATACTCCCGACTCAGGAAAATAACAAGATCCTGCCTTCCCCATAATACCAAATTCAGGATTAGACTCAAAATCATTAATTAATTTTTTACCCCAACCTTTTTCTAATTTAATGTCATTGTGACAACAAACTATAATATTGTGTTTAGATTCTTTAATACCTTTATTATAAAGTTCGGATAATGAATATTGGTTGTGGTTTATGTACTCCAATATTTGGATGTTATCAATACCTGATGTTTGTAATAAATGTTGTTTAAATTTAGAATTATATTCTAAGTCTTTATGTGTTGAGTATATTATTGTTATCATAGTTTTCTAAAAAGAATTTTTTTGCGTTTTTTTCTGCATTTATATATAATTTTTCATTAAGTTGTGTTTGGTATCCGCTTGGTACTTCTGACCAATAACAATGTGAAAAATTTTTTCTATAATCAATAAATCTATAGTTTTTAAAAAAAAGATCTCTAAACCAAGGAGTCCCGGAATCAACACCAAAAACCCCAAAGAATGGAGTGTTACCATTAGGGTATGTCTCATTATTAGATAACTCTCTATTAATTAAACAAGCCCATTCATTTAATCTACATTCTGGCATTGGTTTTACATTTTCATAATCTATATTTTTAATAGTTGTTCTAATGTGTGGTAGTTTAAAACTATATAATTCACTTAAAGTTGGTTCCCATTCATAAAATTTTTCTCCACTACATAATCCATGATTAAAAGCTGGACAATTCCAACATTGACCAATTTGGCCTATACCGATAGAATCCCCTATTTTATTTAACATATCTTTAATAATGTTTCCGGTATATAAAACATCATTATGTGTTATAAAAATAAACTTTTTTTCACTTTTTTCAAAACCATATTGATGTCTTACTATAAATCTATCAGTTTCGTCATCAATATTAAAATTTTTTTTATTTTTGTGTCCTAAAAATTCTTTTGGTGAATATATTATCAAATTATTAAAATATTCATAAATCCACTCTATTGATTCATTATATGGTTGATTTTTTTCTTTTATCAGAAAAATTTTATCTATATGCTCACCAGAGTGCATCATCAAACTTTTCAAAGTACATAATGTTTGCCATGGTTTACCATAAACACTTATAACTACATCTACCTTTTCTAAATTCATTACTTAATACCTGTACTCCCAAAACCTTTATCGGACCTATCTTTATTCTCAACCTCAGAAACTTTAACAATGTCAATCCATTTACCGCAAACAACAGGACATAAAACCGCTTGAGCTATTTTCATTCCTTTTGTTATTATAAACTCTTCTTTATTTGTGTTAAACAGAATTACTTTTATTTCTCCTGTATAACCTTGGTCTACAGTTCCTGGTGAGTTTAAAACAAATAACCCTTGGTTTAATGCCAATCCACTTTTAGATCTAATCTGTATTTCATGGTTTTCGGGAACATCAATTACAATTCCTGTTGGGATTAGTTGTCTACCCATAGATGGTATTACAAATTCATCTACAGAATATAAATCCACACCAGAATCTGTGTCATATGCAAATTTAGGTAAAACTGCGTCCTCATGAGTTAATTTAATTTTCATTTGAACTTTAGGGACATCTTCGGTAAAAACCCTTTCCAACTCATTAAGATCAATGCCATACTCATTCATTAGAGCTTCTAACTCTAAGTCATCATTTACTTCATTCTCACTAAATAAACTTTCAAGATCTTTAGTTTGTGATAATATTTTATTTAATTGATTTTTATCCATTATTTTAAATCTTTTAATTGTTTTATGAATTCAACTAACACATCAACATCTTTTTCACAATACTCAGCAATTTGGGGTAATTTTTGTTCTACCCAATAAGCGTGATGTACTTTATCTCCTGTTATTTCTCCGTCTTTAGGTGTTGGTATTCCCATTGTGGAACAAACCAAATCTAAGGAACCTATTGACGTGTAAGAACCATATTGCCAAATTTCTTTTGTGTCAATTGCTTTAACCTCCCAAGGCTTCGTATCGTAAGATGGTAATAACTTAGACGGTAAAATTCCGTTTATTATCATTCTTTTTGCTAACATAGGAATATCAAAATTCTTTAAGTTATGACCACATAGATAGAAATCTAATTTATGACATCTATCGAGAAGACTTCTCACTTGTGTTAATAAAACTTTTTCATCATCACCTGAGAATGTTTGTTTTTTTACTTCTCCGTTATCCATAACAAATGCCATAGAAACACAAACAATTTTTGCAAACTCAGGAACTAATGATGAACGTTTTTTAAAAACTTCTTCTTTTGATAACCCAATATCTTCTGGAAATCTTTTTTGAAACCAATCAAAATATTTCTCAAACTGTTCTGCAATTTCAGGACTAAATCTTTCGCAAGATTCTAAATCAGGACAACCCCCAACAGTTTCAATGTCAAGGAATAAAATTTTTGTAATGGGTATGTTTATCATAATTTATTTAATTAAAGATTTGTAAAATTGATATCTTTCGCGAGTAACGTTATTAAGGTCATATTTGTCTTTCACGGTTTCATAAAGTCTTTCTCCAAGATCAACAATCATACTTGGATTGTCGACCAACTTTTTAATATTTTTTGCCCAATCACTATGGTTATTATTTTCGTTAACCAATAAAGCGTTACCATCGGTAAATTTACCTTGATGTAAAGCGTGTTTTAAATCAATCGTGTATGGACCAACATTTGATGCAATTAAAGCTTTCTTATAAAATCCTGCCTCAATAACTTTCAATTGAGACTTCATTCTATTAAAGATATGATTTTGAATTGGTGATAACGATATGTCAAATTTAGAATAATTTTTAGCATATGACGTTACAGGTTTTGTCCATACTCTTACATAGTTCTCGTTATTTAAAGACCCAAAATAGGTTTCATCCGTAAATTTATTTAAAAACTCTTTGTATTTTGGTGAAACTATTTTGTAGTTATTAGTAAAAATTTCTTCGTACTTAACCCATACAGTTTCTTCAGGGTTAATTGGTCTTTGTTTCTTTTCTCCTGTTTGTTTATTTATTTCGGTAACCATACCTCTTGTGTCAAAACCACAAACATAAAATTGTAATTTATCTTGTATTTGGGATAATTTGCTAACCGTCCCATCTAATAATTTTAAATCATGTAAGTGAGAGGACCCCCCTAACCAACCTACTCTTATTTTATCTGAAGGTAGTGTTTCCTCATTGTATTGAGGATCCTGTGGATCTATTGCGTTTGGTAACACAATAACATTTTTATTAAATTTTCTAATCTCATTAGCAAAAATTTCAGTGGTTGTTGTTACGTATGAGGCGGCTTTAAGATTTTGAACTATTTTTTCATGTATCTTATTTGCCAAGATAAGTTGTTGTATTGGATGTTCCTTTGTTGGTAACCAATAATCGTCAATATCCCCAACAACAATAATTCCTTCTAATTTTAATTTATTTATTAAAGATAAAGATTTCTCATAATCTTGCCCAATACTTCTATGAAAATGAACAATTTGGTATTTTTTAAAATAGTTTATGTCATCAACGTTTGGTTGATAATCAATATCAATATGAAATTCTTCAGGGTACATGTTTTGTAATTTAACATGTGGATCTATAGATCTATATTTACCAACACCTGATTGATCTGAAGGTAATACTAATACGTTAATTTTTTCCATAACAAAAATATATCTAAATATTATGGAAATATCAACCTAAAAGACAATAAAAAATCCCCGTCTTAAAAGACGAGGATTTAAAAATTTTTAGTATAGTTAAACTTATCTTGCAATCTTTTTAACTTTTAAAAGTTTACCTTCAAAAATATGTTGACCAACTCTAAATTTAAAAATATCATTAGTACTTGATTCTGACTCGGTTAATAATCCATTACTTCTTAAAACATCCTCAACTGTCTCTTTCACTATGTTTTTAATATCATTTGCGGTAAGACCTATCTGAGGTACTTTATTTTGAATTGTTGGACTTTGTTTTTTTGATTCCCCTATGTTATCTCCTTTGGCATTAATATTCATAAGTCTTGATGCCTTTTCAACTAAGTCATCAGATAATACGGAATTGTTTAAAGGTCCTGATGGTTGTTGTATTGGGTGTTCAATCATCAATCTTTTAATTTCATCGGGTAATCTAGAATTTAAAATTTTATCTTCTGTGTTATCAAATTGGTTTTGTTTTTTTTGTTTTACTGCGTCTTCAGATAAATACTCTTGAGGTATGTTGTAAGTTCCTTTTACAGGTTCGTACGTATCAACATTTATATTATTATCTAAAGATTCTGTTACTGTGTTTCTACCCATATTATTATGTTTTTGCATAATTTGTTTTGATATCTGTAGTTTTTGTAATAACGCTTCTTCTGAATTCATATTATTTAAATTTTTTTTATTAATCAAAAATTGCGTTAATAACAACTCTTGACATACTTTTATCTCCGTTAGGGTTATAGTTTGGTCTAGGTTCGTTAAATTTCTCCATAGTTGGTTTTAATGCTATTATTTTATCTACTCTAAATAATCTCCAGCTTGGTAATGGTTTTTTACCTTTATACCCCCTATGTGAAGCTCCTTCCATATCCCATGCTCTTAAGACAGGGTTTCCGGATTTACTATACCCAAAACAAACAGGTTCAATAATTCTTAAACCTTTTCCTCCCGGTTCATCACCATCATAATAAACAATCACCCTACGCTTTTTTTTGATTGCGTCGACTATTGAGGATATTGATGCTACCTCAACAATAATGTCTTTAAATGAATTGTAAAGTTTCATTAGGTTAACGAAGCGTAAGGATATGGGTTGTCTGCTTTATATTTGTTAATAACAATTTCTGATTTTCTTTCTAATTGGTCGGTTTTTGTTCCGCCATTTACAGTATCTAAGAAAACACCGGTACCTCTACCTTTATCATCACCATCACTCATTGCATCTTTATTAGTCGATGAATACTCGTTTGTGGTCTTATAATCATTTTTAGGTATTAGTTTTTTTCTTTCTTGATCTGCATATTTAGACAACAAATTATTTGGTTGACTAAAATCTAAAGGTTCTAAAGTTGGCATATTAAATTATTTTTTTTATTAAATCGTTTATCCTAATTAGGTTTTCTTTTATTTTTAAATTGTCTGTCATATCAGACGCATCAAATTCACTCGCTAAAGGGCCCAAGTCTTTAAGAAAATTCTTATCTATTGGATCCTCTGGCATGTAATCATTTTTAATGGTCTTTGTAAAATTATCGGTATCTCTTAAACCTTTTATTGTGTTTGTTACCCAATTTCTCATTAAATCACCACCATTTAGTATGTACGGAGCATCTTCCTTGTTTCCATTATAATATCTAAACCAATTATCAATTCTTTCTAACTGTTGGAAAGTTGCGTTTTTAGAACTCCTTAATTCCTCATTTCTTTTATGTCCCTCAACAGAAGAGTCAGAATTGGGGACTTGTTGAAAACAAATTGTTAAATGATCCAACATTTCTTTTGGTACATCAATAATTTTATTATATAAATCTTTATTCACCTTTTTTTAAGATTTGTATTAATTTATTTAAGTTAATGTCTTCTTTATCCGCAATTGCTTTAATTGATTGTAGATTTTTTTTTATAATTCTATAAATAGGCGTCTCATCGTCAGATTTAAGTTTTTCTTTTTTTACAATATCTTCACTATCTGATTTTTTACTTAAAACTATTTCATCAATTAAAGTGTCTAACTTATCTTTTTCTAATTCAAACAATCTTCTTTTTGTATAACAATTTTTACACCTACCTTGTTTTTTTTCTTGTTTTAGTTCTAAATCTAATTTTTTATCAAAACCAAAAACTTTACATCTCTCATCTCTTTCTAAAAAATCTTCAACTCCAAGTTCTTCCATAGATTTCATACATTCAGAATATGTTTTATCATATTCTGTTTCTTCACTACCAAACGTACCTGTTATGTCTTCTTCATCTATCACAGGTTTGTTTTCTTCGGATTCACCATAATAAATTCTTGCAAATGGGTATTGACTTACTCTGGACATTCTTGCCGTTTGATCCGTTGTTTTTCTTGGGTGGTGATTTAATTTTAAAATTGGAACATTAGATCCAATTGGAGATCCGTCGGACGAAACTAATTCGTCAATTTCGCCATCGGTTTTTACTTCTTTATATTTTTCAGGAACTTTACTTGTTAGTTTAATCCCTAACTTTTGACCAAGTTTAACAATGAATGGTGTTGCAATTGATGATCCAGGGACCAACTGAAAAACAATTAGAGGTATTAATTTTAATATATCTGAAGATTGATCTTTAATAAATTTTTTCTCTTCTTCATTTAAATCAAAATCTTTATTTTTTAAATAGTCTTTGGTTGTTGAAATAAGTATTTTTACAAGTAATCTTGTTTCTTTTACTTCGCTAATTGCTAAATCTTTATATTTTTTTAATGCCCCCAAAACCGAACCAGTATTTTTTGGTTTGTCTTCACTTAACAAATTATTTGAATGTGACATATACAGTTTTTAATATAAATACTTTGATCTGTTGTATTTATTAAATAAAAAGAATGGCGGGACAAAATATTAATCAATATGTGTTTCAAAAATATAAAATAAACACCGTTAATGAGTCAATGGATATGTCATTGTCGTCAGATGAAAGAGATTATAACGAGGAAGTTATTTTTTCTCCATACCTTATTGCGGAAACCTACGGTAATAAATTACCAATTAATATTGATATTAATAATCCATTAACATCTCAAGGATTAACATTAAATTATAAAAATTTTAATTCTAATAATGTTTTTGTTTCTCAAAATTACTATAACCCAAACAACGAAGATCTAACTTGTTTTTCATCATCAACATTATGTGATGTAGGTCTAACAGGTATAGATAATGGTTTGGTTGATAAAATGACAGGGGAGACCTTAAATTATACAAAAGGATTATATAATGATTTTTTAAAATTTGACAGATTACATTTTGATAGAAGAATTAAATTATTCCAAGTAACGGGATACACCCAAAGTAATAATAAATTTTCAGGAATTACAAAAGACACTCTTTATGAGGTTGTAAGTAAAAACGATCCTCAGTTTGGTAAGTACCATGAATTGTACGGTGGTTTCTACCAAGGATTTTACAAACTATTTGGATTTGATTATGAGGTTTTACCTGAAAGATCTTCTAAAGGTTGGTCGGTAGAAATGTTATTAAGACCTAGATTTGTTAATGAATACAATCCATTACCTACTGAAACAACTCTTAATGAGATGTACCCAAAAAATAAAAATACGTTTTTTTATTTTGGTACAAGAGCCGAAAATAAATTTTACCATCATGCTGATGGACACCCAAATTGTTTAACTGGTTATACAAGAGTTACTAATTCATTAAGTGGTTGTCCGTCAACATGTGCTTGTTGTGATAGAACAGTTACGGATAGTAGATGTGTTTATGTTTACCCACCAAGATCTTATAATAACCAACATGATCCACATTTAAATTATGGATGTCCACTTTGTGGTGGGGACAAAAAAATCTCACTAACATGTGGTTGTGGTTGTAATGAAAGTTCATGTGAAACTTGTGGGTGGGAATGTCAAATACATAATTGTGAAACAGTAATTTTACCAACACCTACCCCGTCACCAACACCAACACCTACCCCGTCATGTGAAACACAAACACCGGTATGTACACCAACCTGTACTAAATGTGAAACGTGCGATGAGTGTACAACTTGTGGACCAACGGGTTTTACTTCTATTGAGTACACATGTGAGACTGATCCATTGTTTGATGTTATGTCAAATAATATATCGTTTAAACTTTGTGGTGATGTGAAAAACCCACAGATTGGTGTAAAGGTATTAAGGTTTACTGGTGGTTGTGAAACAACGGGAACTTGCGTAACGGGTAAAACATATGTTACAGGATATACTATTGATGAATATTGTTCACCACCAATTTATCCTTATTGTGAAATTGTTAACCCTGATTTCTTAAATGAAGAGCATTGGTTTTTAGTTAACGTAACTTGGGAAAGATATTCATGGTTTGATTTCTGCGATTTAAAATTTTATGGAGGTTTGTTTGACATTACTAAATTTGAATACTTGGAATCCTTGGCAAACAACAGTGTTGAATTAATAAGACCTCCTTTAACCCATAACAATAAAAGCGGAGAATTAATAGAATTAGTTAACTTAAATGAAACTTGGTTAGATGAAAAAAAACATAGATTAGGAAGATTAAAGATTTATGTTAACGGTAAAAAAATATATACAATAGAGGACTTTGAAGAAGTAATACCAAGAGGTTTGTTTACCGATAAAGAAAAACAAATAGGGGTTCCTTTTAATATCTCTTGGGGTGGTGGAACACAAGGATTACATGAAAATTTAACTTTTTCATCTTGTTCTGCGTTAACATCAAATTACATACAAGATCCAGAATGTTTACCTAATAATATATTAAGTGGTACTACTTTATCAGGGTTAAGTACTAACATACTACTTGAACAAAATTTCGGGGGAACCTTTGATGGGGGGATATCTCAGTTCAGATTTTATATTGAACCTTTAGAATCCGACGAGATCAAACATAATTTTAAATTGTTGAAAGATAAATTTATTTTATTTGATCCTGATTGTCCTGATTGTGATACTAAATTTTGTAAGACAAATGATTTAACATATCAGATAAATGATGTTGTTACAAGTACAACAACAATAAATTCTTTACCACATAGTTTAGGTAGGGTTTATATTGAGGACAAAAGAGATTTAAATTATCTTATAAAAAACAACCAACGAACACTCCAACAAATATCAACACCACCAAAAGTTTTAACTCAAAGGTATTGGGACGCCAATGGATGGTGGGGAGATCAAGGAAACACACCTCAATGTGTTGGGTATTCGTGGTCACATTGGTTAGAAGATGGTCCTGTACAACAATCAGGAATTCCACCAATAATTAAACCTTTTGATATTTACAAGAACGCACAAAAATTAGACCAGTGGATTGGCGAAAATTATGAAGGAACATCGGTTCGTGGTGGTGTAAAATATCTTAAAAATATTGGTAAAGTAAAATCATACTATTGGGCTTTTGATGTACAAACATTGTCTGAAACAATTTTAAAATTAGGTCCTGTGGTTGTTGGGACTAATTGGTATAATGGAATGTTTTATCCTAATAAAACTGGGTTAATTAAAATTAGTGGACAGATGGTTGGTGGTCATGCCTACTTAATAAATGGTGTTGACACAAAAACAAAACAATTTAGAATAAAGAACAGTTGGAGTAAATCTTGGGGTAATGGTGGACATGCGTTTATTTCGTTTAATGATATGTCAAGGTTAATAAAAGAAAATGGAGAAATCTGTTTGGCAATTGAATTAGGAAGTTAATGAGTACAAGTATTACAATAGAAAGTATTAATTTTATTGGGGAAAGTGTTACAGTACTTTTCAAACCCGATAACGATTTGGTTACAATTAATTTGGGTCCAATAACTCTACCGTTTATATTTTTTCCGGCTTCTTTAAACCCACCAAGAGAAGTATATGGAACATACACAATATTAGTGGATGAAAATAAATGTGTTAACATACTTAATGTTCCTAGAGTTACACCAACACCAACACCGACGATTACCCCAACAAGAACTCAAACACCAACACCAACACCTACTAACACTCCAACAACGACTTTGGATCCTTGTAAAGTACCAACCCAAACACCTACGGTAACAACAACACCTACAGTTACACCAACAGTTACGCCAACACCAAGTACAACTTGTACTAACCCTTGTGGATGTGTTAACCCAACACCAACACCAACAGTTAAACCACCTAAACCAACACAAACTTGTACAAACCCTTGTGGTTGTAATAATTCAACACCAATTAATGTAATATAATGAATGAGATTACGATAACAAATATAACAGGTACATCACCATATGATTTATATGTTTGTGATGTTACAAATACTTTGTGTATTTTTATATCAGGGTTAACTTCTGTTCCACCAAGTTACACATTTATTGTTCCTCCACCATTAAACACTTCAGGTTCTTTATTAATTAAAATTATAGACGGAGATGGTTGTGAGAGATTTGAGTATTACTCATGTGTAAGTCCCACACCAACACCAACCCCCACACCAACACCAAGTCCTTTACCAATATGTTATTGTACTGAGGCCATTGCATTAACCGATTCGGATGGTACTTTAGATTTTGTGGATTGTCTTGGCGTTACAAATACATCAGTCCCAATAAGCCACACATCACCAACGTATTTTTGTGCGTCTGTTGTAACAAATTTGTCTAATGTTAATATTGTTACCGGACCACCTTGTGTTTCTAATCTTTGTGTTTAAATTATTTATTTTAGTTCATTTGTTTATTATTTTTTAAAAAAAAAGTAATGAAAATTTTTATACAAATTGCGTCTTATAGGGACCCACAATTAATACCAACAATCAAAAATTGTGTAGACAACTCAAAAAATCCACAGAATTTAGTTTTTTCAATTGCAAGACAATTTAATCCTGAGGATAAGTTTGATGATCTCTCAGAATTTGAGTCTGATAAAAGATTTAAAATTTTAAACATTCCTTATCAAGAATCAAAAGGAGTTTGTTGGGCAAGAAATTTAACTCAACAACAATATGATGGTGAAGAATATACTTTACAGATAGATTCCCATATGCGTTTTGAAAAGGATTGGGATCAAACTTTGATTGATATGGTTAAAGATTTACAAACCAAAGGTCATAAAAAACCATTATTAACTGGTTATGTGTCGTCTTTTGATCCTGACAATGATCCCCAAGGTAGAGTTTTAGAACCGTGGAGAATGACGTTTGACAGATTTACACCTGAAGGTTGTGTCTTCTTTCTTCCTGAAGTTATACCTAATTGGAAAAACCTAACGGAACCAATACCATCAAGATTTTACTCGGCTCACTTTTGTTTCACATTAGGAGAATTTTCAAAAGAAGTTCAACACGATCCCGAATATTATTTTCACGGAGAAGAAATCTCAATTGCCGTGAGGGCCTATACTCATGGATATGATTTATTTCATCCACATAAAATTGTTATTTGGCATGAGTACACAAGAAAAGGTAGAACAAAACAATGGGACGACGATAAAGAATGGTATAAGAAAAATGAATCATCACATTCTAAAAATAGAAAACTTTTAGGTGTTGATGGGGAAATATTAAACGAGGAGATTGGAATCTATGGGATGGGAACAGAACGTACCGTTACAGAGTACGAAAAATACTCAGGCATACTATTTTCAAAAAGAGCGGTACAACAATATACAATAGATAAGAAATATCCACCAAACCCATACGATTATAAGAACGAGGAAGAATGGATTAATAGTTTCTCAATGATCTTTAAACATTGTATTGATGTTTCATTTAACGATGTTCCAGAAAATGATTATGAGTTTTGGGTTGTTGCATTTCACAATGAAAAAGATGAAACGCTCTTTAGAAAAGATGCGGACACAGGAGAAATTCTTAGGATGAAACAAGATCCTGACGGATATTGTAAAGTATGGAGAGAGTTTAACACAACAGAGAAACCAAAGTACTGGGTTGTTTGGCCGTACTCAAAATCAAAAGGATGGTGTAATAGATTAACGGGAAATTTATAAATTGTGAATTTAGAAATTAGACACGAATTTAGGGACATTAGATTTGGTAATGATGAATTTTATGTGACAAGTTTTTTTAAAAAATTTTACGAAAAACTTAAAACAAAATATCCTAATCACAATTTTACGGTTAACAATAAAAAAGAATACGAAAAATATGGTCAAGGAGGAATTCATAGTTGTATGAATTTTTCAATTATAAATCCGTTAAACAAAAATTATATACTAATTTCTTTTTTTGATAATTGGAAATATCATTTCATGTCTCACTTAGGGTGGGAGGCGAACAAAATGAAACAATTTTTTTACCCTGGAGGGTTTAATTTTTTAGACTATTTTAATTTTAAAGAAATCTCTAAAACTAACAGAGATTTAATATTCCCAAAAAACATAGATTCAATTTATAATTCATTTTATTACGGACCTTATTTTGATTCTTGTTATGATGAAATGAAAGTTTTATATAATAACAAATCAAATATAGAAAAAAGTGATAAATTATATTTTAGAGGATGGTTATGGGATTTTAGAAAAGAAATGGTTAAAAACATTAATAGAGAAGATGTTTTAATAATTGATAAAAATGAGAACAATCAAAATTTAAATTATAATACTTATTTAAACGAAACTTCACAATACGCCGCAGCACTAAGTTTACCTGGTGGTAATGAAATGTGTAATAGGGATATTGAATGTTTTGGTATTGGTGTTCCTGTTATAAGACCTACATTGAATATTGAATATAATGATCCATTGATACCTAACTATCATTACATTAGTTGTTATCATTTTTGTGACTATAGTGATGGGGGGCACCCAAAATACTTATCTTATGAAGATTTTAAAAAAAATTTATTAATAACATGGGATAAAGTAAAAAATAATAAAGAATATTTAAATTTTGTTTCTACTAATGCAAGGTCTTGGTTTGAAAGAAATTGTACTGTGGAAAACAACATTAATCATATTTTAGATAAACTTAATTTAGAAAAATTATTAGAGGAATGATAACATTAGTAACAGGTTTATGGGATATCGGTAGAGGTAATATGGCAGAGGGTTGGTCAAGAAACTTTGATTTTTATTTAGAAAAATTTAAAGAACTGTTAAAGATTGATTGTAACATGATAATTTTTGGTGATATAGAATTACAAAAATTTGTTACTGATCAAAACAGAGACTTAAATAAAACTAGGTTTATATTAAGAGATTTAAGTTGGTTTAGAAATAACGATTACTATGAAAAAATACAAACCATAAGAACAAATCCTAATTGGTATAACCAAGTTGGTTGGTTAAAAGACTCGACACAAGGTAAGTTAGAAATGTATAACCCATTAGTTATGTCTAAAATGTTTTTATTACATGACGCAATGTTACTTGATCCTTTTAATTCTGAAAAACTTTATTGGATAGATGCCGGATTAACAAACACAGTTAGTGTTGGTTATTTTACTAATGATAATGTTTTAGAAAAAATAAATAAAACATTTAATAACTTTACGTTTATATGTTTTCCGTATGAAACAAATACTGAAGTACACGGATTTGAGATAAATAAAATGACAGATCATATTGGTAAAAAACCAAATATGGTATCAAGAGGGGGATTTTTTGGGGGGACCAAAGAAACAATTTCCCAAATGAATTCATTATATTATCAATTATTGTTCCAAACCTTGAACTACGGTTTAATGGGCACAGAAGAAAGTTTATTCACAATTTTAACCTACACTCAACCTAATATAATTGATTACGTAAAAATAGAATCAAATGGGTTATTATATAAATTTTTTGAGGATGTTAAAACCAACAATGTGGTCATAGAAAATAAAAAACCAAAAATAATAACTAACAATGAAAATAATGGGGGGGTTGGTTTATACGTGATAACATTTAATTCTCCTAAACAGTTTGAAGTTTTGGTTGAGTCTATGATGGAATATGATCCTTCATTTATATCCAAAACCAAAAAATTTTTATTAGATAATTCAACTGATTTAACAACAACAAATGAATACTTGAGAATTTGTGAGATGTATGGTTTTGTTCACATAAAAAAGGATAATATTGGGATAACGGGTGGTAGGCAGTTTATTGCTGAGCACTTTAACGAACAAAATGATCTATCAACATATTATTTTTTTGAGGACGATATGGCTTTCTACCCAAAGGAAAGTGATACATGTAAAAATGGTTTTAATCGATTTGTTAAAAATTTATTTAACATAACTCAAGAAATAATAAAAAAAGAAAATTTTGATTTTTTAAAATTAAATTTTACTGAATTTTTTGGTAGTCACGATAAACAATGGTCTTGGTATAATGTTCCCCAAAGTTTTAGGGAATCTCATTGGGGAAATAATAAATTATTGCCAAAACAAGGTCTTGACCCTAATTCACCAAACTTAGAATATAAACATATAAAATCACATAAAGGGGTTCCATATGCTAGCGGTGAAGTTTATTTATCTAATTGGCCGATATTAATGACAAAGGAAGGAAATTATAAATGTTATATTAAAACGAAATTTCAAAACCCATACGAACAAACATTAATGAGTCATTGTTATCAAGAAACAATTAAAGGAAACATTAATCCATCTGTTTTATTACTTACACCAACGGAACATAATAGATTTGATTTTTATAGTTCCGATTTAAGAAAAGAATGTTAGTTGTTATATTTATAATTAAAAACAATTAATGGAATTCTTTATTAAGAAAAACGCTACATTACCAATTTTAAAAATGCAAGTTGTTAAAGATGGTCGTAGTGATTTCAATAAAATGATGGGACTAATCGAAAATTCCGCCATATTCTTTTCTATGGTGGATATAGAAACAGGTATTCCTAAAATTACAACTAGACCTGCGGGGTTTGTATCTAAAAAAATGTTAGACCCAAATGCCGATCCTGAATATTATGTTTACTATCAATTTACAAATAAAGACACAAGAAAAGTTGGTAGGTATGAAGGCCAATTTCTATTAAGAAATGAAGATGGTGTTTTAATATTACCAATAAGGGATAAGTTATTTATTAACATACAAGAAAGTTTTATTGCGGAAGACCTTCCATATGACAGTTGTTATGTTAGTGAATTTCCTTGTTGTATTTTACCAACCCCCACACCATCACCAAACCCCACACCAATAGTAACAACTACAACAACATTTCAACCAACACCAACACCTTCACCATTACCTTTAGAGGTTGTTTTGGAAGCAATAATCACATCAGGATCAACAATAATAGATTATAATCTTACGTCAAATATTCAATTTGATGAACCAATATTAATTTATTTTAATCATACTCTTAATGTTTACACGGGTTCTCCAATAAATATTACAACAGGAGTTACAATATCTGTTGGGGAAATTTCTGGAAATACACGAGTTATTTTAGATGAAAATTTTAATAATTTAACAAGAATAGATAGTTTTGGTAATATAATTACCTACCCAAACCCTCTTAATTTTACGATAACAGAAAATTATCCAATTACACCAACTCCAACACCTACTATAACGCCAACACCAACTCCAACACCAGTTGACGTATTAATTAATCCTATAATAACTGAGAACGATTATTATATAATAATTGGGGATAACGAATATTTTAAATTCGTAGATCCAATATAAAATTTAAAAGATATTTATAAAATAAAAAGATTATGGCATTAACAGGTAAAACAATTGGAGAATTAGAATTTCTACAATTCCCAAATAACGAAACATTACTCCCTGTAGAATACAGTGGGGATACTTATCATATTGCATTTTCGTCGATTACATACAACGAGGGAACATATTCACAGTTTGTTGCGGAAGCCAATTCGGGCGTATTAACACCAGGTAGATTTTACTTGATGACAGATTATCAAACTTGTTATGACCAACCAAACTATGATAATACTAAAAATCCTATCATAACAGGTAATTATAAAACAGGAACAACAGAACCAATTTTATTATTGGCGATATCTACAACAGGGTTTTCACCTACTGTATATTCTACATTATACCCTAATGATAAAATAACATACGATATAACTTGGAATACCACCGAAATCACGAGTAGTCCGGCTAAAGGTAGAATCACTGAAAGAATTGATAACTTTAATAATAGAACTGATTATGATAACAGAAGTATTTTATTTAAAAGATATAATGGATACTCATATGACGAAGATAACCCATTAAGTGGTCTTGTTGGGATAAGTGGTTTAACAGGAACAACTGCCGTGTTATATGGTAATACAGGAACCACATTTAATTCAAATTTTGGATCGGGATCAATTGTTTCAGTACGAAATTTAAATCCTTCATTTTTTGAAGTTATCTCTGTTGTGAGTAATTCTATAGCAATTATATCGGGTGTAACAATAAGTGAAACTACTGACTCACCTTATTATTCTGGAAATGATGATGGTATAATGAGTTATTACCAACCTAATGTAAGACAAGATCAAGTTTTTGAATACACAACATTTAGTGACGCAATTAATAACTATGTTGGTAACTACTCAAATTTATCACTTGGGTCGTTTTTGAACCCATTTATTTTGGCAAACAATGTCTTTATTTCAGGGTCATACATAAACAACACCATAGGTGACGGTTCTTATAATAACACATTTAATCATGATTGTGATAATAATCAAATAGGGGATAGTTTTTATAACAACTCAACGAATGACGATTTTGATGGAAATATAATTGGTGAAAATTTTAATAACAACTATATCACCTCTAATTTTAATAACAACAGAATTGGTAGTGATTTTAACAATAATATTTTACTAGGGTTTTCTTTTTATAGAAACAATATTGGAAATGATTTTAATAATAATGTTTGGACTAATTCAGATTTTCAAAATAATGAAATAGGAAATCAGTTTA